TCCGGCTGTTGCGTTTACACACCCGAAACTTGGATGTTTTTTTGTAGGGACGAATCACGTACGGCATTTATTTCTGATATATGTTATATTATAAAAATAAAAAACATGTTTTTATTCATTTTTTTTTATTTTTTCCTAATTTTTCCTATTTTTTTCAAGAATTTGGAATATTAAATATCAACGTGTGTCAAAAAGTGACGTCGGCAGCACATTTTACGAATGCCGAGTTCATTCATCACAATTGATTCGGGAGTTTCTTCTACAATACCGTCTGCATTTTTTTCTGGGGTCAAGTACACTACCTTGTTCACAGCTTGGTCTCCACCGATTTTTCGTTTTCGAACTTGTTCAAGGTATGCTCGGTACTTGTCGCCAATCACTTTGCCGCAAGTAAAACATTTCACTGGAATAATCATGACTATATGTGATTATAGTAGTTATAGTATATCATAACATTTTAAACTTTAAACGACTTTATATCAATTTTCATTTTTATTTTTTTTGTTTTAATTTTATTTTGTAGGTTCAAATTAGTAGTCGTATACATACCATGTATTTAAGCAAACCCATTCTATTTATAATAATAGTGGTAGTGCTTTTTATTGGAGGAACATCCGGATTAATTCATCATGTTAAAAATGGCAGCAAGCATAGCAATTCAAAGCGCGGCCGTAATGGCAACCACAGCAACCACCGTAACAACGAGTCTGGTAGTTCCAGTAGTAGCGAATCTAGTAGTTCCGATAGTTCTGATAGCGATTCCGATAGCGACGAGCGTCGTTTCAACCACTTGCTCAATCATAAAGTTCGGAACAGTCAAAGCGTATTCCATGATTACAGCACATGGCCCGGCACCAATAACCCAGGAAGAGCAGGAGCAGGAAGAGAAGGATTCACCGCAAGCAACAACGTGAAATGCATGCCCGGTTGTAAAATTGCTACATCTGTAACTGGGAACTGCAAGTGGCTTCCTGAAAGCGAACCCAAACACAAACAGCGACTGATTTGCCCGCACACGTGTGACACCGGGTTCAATCCGTCTAAAGGAGGCGCAAAGTGCGAAACAAATCTGGATTGCTCGGAATGTACGCCTCAACCCGACTTTACGGTGGTGGGGTACACGTCATTTGAAGTAAAACAGTCCGCCCCCAATCCAAGCTGTACCAAAGGAGCTCAGTGTGTTATCGATAGCAAAAATGCGCTTACCGTTTGTAATCCGTACGTTTCTCCAAACAATCCCGCTCAGAATTTAGTATGCGCTAAAAAACCCGGAAGCGAAACCGAGTTTGTTTGGACTGAATCCGATGTTGCTGCAAAACAAATTCCGCTGCATGCGGACCAAGCCAAATTACTAGCTTGTGATGTAAAACGGGGCTGCGCGGTGGACGGCGACACGTGCATGAATGCCAACTTTGACAAACTGTACTGCAACGATAACATTTGGGTAACTGACCCCAAATACGACAAGTCAACGTATTCCACAGATAAAAAAGGTTCCGGTCAAGCATCTTCTTCCTCTTCCTCTTCCTCTTCCTCTTCATCTGACTCAAACTCCGATAACTCATCCTCCAAAAATGCAAATAGCGGAGGTGAATTGCGTGATAATTACTATATTACCAATTATTTTTTCGGACCCAAATCCAACGACCAGTCAACGTACTCACTTGGTCTTGAGTTCGGCGGAGACGATGTCTCTAACTCTAAACATAAATACAAATTCGACCTGAACAACAAAAACAAAAACAGAAAAAACGAGAGAATTCGCGATAACCATGATTCAAATCCAAATGAACCAAATCCAAATGAAAAAAAATCCGGCATTCTTGACAAAATAAAAGGCGCGTTCAAAAATGAAACGAAGGTGAATGCCGATGTGGGACTAGGATTGTACGGAAACAATTATGGCGTGGGCGGGAATGCGACGGTTCCTCCACTTGTACCCAAAGGCACAGTTGCAACTGTCCAAGCCTACGAAAGCACCATAAAACTATAAACTATAAACTATAAACTATAAACTAAAATATATCAAATGATTTTAAAACTTTTTTGGTATATTTAAACATATTTAAACTACTGCAAATTGTGTAGTTCCCATAATCCAATCATATACTCCAAGTAGCCCATACGATTTTGTGTTTAAGTTGTGATGCGCCTCATGCGCTTCAACTGCATGGCCGAGACCAAGCGGCTGTTCTAAAAATGGTAGAAGTGGAACGCTGTTGTGATACGGCATCACTTTTCCGCAGTGGTCGCTGCAGTTCATTTCATGAACGTAACTGATGCACATGAATAACTCAAACGGCGTAAGGTCAACTCCAAGCAGTATTGCCATTAATGATATGTTCCAACGGCCTATCATAATCGATGATACCCATAAGTCAATGAACCCTAACCACGTAGACTCGCGTGCAAGCGGGTACCTAAATTGGTGATGGTACTGATGATTTGTTTTATAGTACAGCCATTTATGTTTATGTTGCATGTGGTGCCATGCGCCATACATGACATCAGCAAAAAGTAACGAAACTTGAATCATTACAGCAAGTCGTAAATAGTACAACGCATAAACACTTATAATTTTAACGGGCTCACTTATTGTCGCGTCAGTTTCATTCAACCAAGTACCTATGTTTTGTATTGGAACATCGTTTTTCACAATCTCATTAAACCATAGTGTTGTAAACATGAACAATGGTACAGACCAACGTTTAAAATAAGTTAAATACCCCTCAATTCTACCTGGTCTTTTCATTTGTGGCCGTTTGTCCGAATTCAAGTACGGTATGTCCTTAAACCAACTGCTTGCAGTCCAGTCAATGATTTCTGAAAGTAAGGTATACTGAAGATTCAACATACAATATCCAAACCCAAATTTAACAATTATGGGTTTATTGTACATGTCAACATGGTCATACAATAAAGAAAACAAATAACAACTTGTAAAGTGATAAAATAACGAACATCCAATATATGGATAATGTGTCTTTTTTACACTAGGATTCATTTTTTTAGAATTGAAGAAGTGAATTAAATTACTATTAGATTATTCGATTATATTATACGTAACTATATTATTTTAAGCTGTTTGCGTTGAATAGTTTGGTAATAGTTTATGTTTACTGTTCACACGATGAACCCGAGAATGGCTCGCATTGATTCTCTCGATTTGGAAGCAGCCGTCGGGTTTCCAATAAACTTTTTAGGATTGTACTCCATAACATCGGTGGCATAGTAATTTCGAGCGCTGGAATTGACAATTCCCAGCATGGTGAGCACTTGATTCAAGTAAACTCCACGCGGTGAAGGAGTGGCTGTTGCGGTCATTTCGCTGGGGTCAAGCACGTCAACGTCCAGTGAAACGTGCGTGTTCGAGTTTAAAACAAAGTCTGCAATTTTACGATAACTGTTTGTTTCATTTGTTCGAATGTCGTCCGCGTACACGGTACGAATCTTCCATTTCTTGATAAACTCGTCCTCCTCGGGTTCTGTGCTGCGGAGCCCAATGTACATTACTTGCGACGGGTTCAGCCGTGGAATCCCGGCATACTTATGGTTAATCAGCATGTTGACAACCATACCGTGCTTGTTTTTGCTGGGGCTGGTTTTTTGATTGTGAATGTCGGCGTGCGCATCCATCCACAGCAGTTTAAAGTTGTTACCGTACACCTTGAGCGATGCCAAAACGGAACACATGCTGGTCAAATGGTCGCCGCCAATAAATACGGAATGGTTGGTGCTTGTAGAACGAAGCATGTTTTCACACTCTGACAGTGCAAGTGTGCTTACCGAACCGTCGAGCGCACTAGCCCGGAACACTTGACTCGGTATCAAATTATATTGAGCCGAGCTGGGAAGCACGCGACTCAGTTCCGAGCGCGACAACTCCACTCCCTTGCTGTAGTTCTGGCCCAGCGAATTTCGCATGACTAACACTGAAGTGGCTGATACACTTTTTATTGCAGTGGAGACGGCTGCAGCTGCGGCGGCTTTCATAGTGGCGATAACAAGAACTACAGTTATTTATAGAATACAATATATAAAAGATGCAAGATTTTATGTGGTTTTATTTTATCTTTTTATTTTAAGTAGTAAAGTAAATACAAAAATAAAAAATGATAGATAACAAAATATATTTTAAACTTGTTTTAGGACTTGTTGTTATCGTTGCAGTCGGGTTACTGTACCATATTTTTAACATTCGGAACAAGTTACTTGAAGGTGTTGATGCAACGCTGACCACAACTCCAAGCACAGCCACAGGCACAGCCACAGGCACAGCCACAGCAACTACCACACCTCCAAGCACAGCCACAGTCACCACCACAGCAACTTCAACCACTGCAGCGCCGACCCATCCCACGATGCGTGGCCCCGTGCAAGCGCGCCGGCCCGCGGCGGCGATGCGCTGCTGCGCAGCACGTATTTTTACAGAAAATGCAAAGGCAACACTTGAAGTAACCAATTTACGAGTTGCGCCTCAAACAGAAACGGCGACTGAAACGGTATTTTATATCTACATTCCGTTTGAACTACCGTTACCAGATTATAAACGATTGACTGCTGTAAACATTTCTTCGGGTTCCACCGGTACCGGCGGTATAACATACAAGGTGGACGACTACATAACTGGATGCGACTCAACTGCAATAAATGAGTTGTTTTTTTCAAACGCCGCTCGCGCACTGATTACAAAGGACGCTTCGAATCTTGAAACCGTTAAAAAATGTTCAAACTTGAACAAAGTCAAACTGATTTCAACTCACCCAGCAAGCGCTTCAGCACAACCGATACTGCATAATTTCAAACTCCAAGGATTTGATTTACCGCAATTGAGTCCAATTCCAATTAAAATAGAAACTGAAACAAAGGTTGGGAGCACTAGTGATGTGTATTCGGCAACTTTTCCCGGCGCAGTAACTCAAAACGCGGTTCAGGTTCCCGACGCATTCACAAACGCCACTTTCAAAATTGACTTGTCCGATGCAACACCTGGCGCAAAAGATATCACTGTGAAATACACGTTTAAATTCACACCAACTGCCGAAAGCGGGTTCGTGATTGAAAAAAATGACAGCGTAATACATTTTATTTTTAGCGATGACTTTGTTTTACCCCCGGTAGAAAATGTAAAGGTTGCTGTTAACAACGTGTTACTCGATGCGGGAAAAAACGAGTACGTTCTCCAACAAAAAAATACGTGTATTACACCTTCTAAAGAGTCACTGTTGTTTTTAGACAGCAGTTACAAGTTTGAGAACGAGAACAAAATTTGCATGAAAATATATACCCTCTTCATAAAACAAAACATCACCGTTCAATCAACCGGGCTCACGGTTGCATTGAAAGGACTTACAAACCCGTCTTACTCTCCCAGCCCAGTAGCATATGATAAAAAGGACTTTTTGTTTCGAGCGTTCAATACGTCGTACTGCATATTAAACCTCAAAGTAAAAGATGTTGGAAAGTACTTGTTCAATCCAAAAACGGATGAATACATTCATGCCGGGATTTACATGCGAGGAAACTATCCATTGAAAAATAAAAAGCCGGCCGACGAAGACAAAGACGGCGACAGTAAAATACGGTCATCGGAATCGTCTTCAAATTCGATTGAATCAAGAGGCGGGTCCAACCGGGCCGCGAATGTTTACACCGTCAACTATTTTTATGACGGTCAAGGCCAAGGCGAATACGGCTACATTGCACGCCCGGATATTTTCGGAACAACACCGTACTCGTACGGCACTTCGCGCGGCGGGCTTGGCACGTCTGATAAATACGTTGCCAAACACAACCGCGATTTGGCAGAAGAAAAACGGTTGCATGCTGAAAAAGTGCAAAAGTGGAAAGAGTCGCAAATACGGCCTCCGATGGGAGTGGCTCCTGCATTACTCAACGCTGGGGTCCAGCCATACGATGCCACAATCAATTTTTGAAATGAAAATATGTATTTAAAATGAATTTAAAGTTTAAATATCTAACGATACAATAAAGCGCAAGCAAAAATCAATCAAAAAGCAAGCAATCACAAATGTCAAACACAAACACAATTTTGAATACTCCCGTTTTGTATGTTGAGGAGTCAATCAAAGCCACACGTTCAGGAGTAACCACCAAGTACGATACCGACTGGCGTATTTATATTATATATCGTTACGGCAAGTACTTGTTTTGTGGTACTCGACAACCGTGCTATGAAACGGAAACGACAAAACACCATAAAAGTCGCGATGCTCGAACAGTTCGAAATGAAAAAAAGAAGCACAAACATAACCATGACGCTTCTGCCAGTGCCACCGCTACCGCCACCGCCACCGCATCTTGGCCAGTGATTTCCTTGTCGTTCAACTATCCGTCTGAGGCATACAGTTTCATGACGTCACTGTTTGGAACATCAAAAGTAAATTTAACACTGTACGTTTCGCCCAAACCGATTGTTGATATGGATACCATATTTGTTCATCCGTCGCATGCGAACATGAGAATTATGGACAGTGAACGACAGAACCGAAAAATGGAACTAGTAGGGTATGACCGTGCATACGTGGAACCCTTTTTCTTCAATGAACAAAAGGTAAACCTTTTGAAACAAATGTTGTCAAACTTGGATTTTATGGGAAGCGGTCCGTCCGGAATGGGACTGTCATTTACTTGCAACATCAACGTCGAGGCAACCGACGATGATGCAAAAAAATATGCACATGAACAATGCGATAAAACCAATGAACCAGTTGACACCGACCCTGTTAATACTGTTAATAATATTAATGCTGCGGATAATTTTGAATACAACTACGATTCCGACTATACATATGACGTGGAGTTGTAATACAAACAAACCAATGAACAAATATAGAATAAGTGCATAACTTCGAGCTTCAAAAAGTCTTATTCTGTATTTTTAAAAAGTCTTATTCTGTATTTTTATTTATTTTTGAGTTTAAAGTTTAAGTGGGGTGGGGAATCCGACCAGGTTGGCACCGATACCGAAGCCGGCACCAGTGCGGGCTGAAATAGCCATGCTGGGAATGTAAGTATCCAAAATGCTAAAGGTTGCTGCTGCGGTAAGTGCAATAAGAGCAACTTCATCCAGGTTGAGCGAGCGCTTGGGAATGGCGTATGCTGCAATTGCAACCATAACACCTTCAACCAAGTACTTAATAGTACGCTTCACCAGTTCTCCTAAATCAAAAACGTTTGACATGACGATGTAGTTTTAATGCGGTTATAATATTTGTAAATATTTTATAATTATAAAAAAGAAAAAAAAATAGCGAACGCCGCTTAATGTTATAACTTTTGTTTACTATCCTTAGTTTTTATAAAATATGCAAACACTGATGCACCTACAAAAAACACAATCATAATTGTATAAAATATAACTTGTACCATAGGTTCCTTCGTTTCGTTCCTTATTTCGATTTTAAATGTTATTCCTTAACCTTATGAATCGTTGTGGGCGTGGTGTACCATACGTATTCAATTTTTGTATTATTTGTATTTGTTGTATTGTTTGTATTGTTTGTATTTGTAAAAATACTTAAACCCTAACGTTCAAAGTATTTTTATATAACACTTCATGTCATCATCGTCTTTTCCAAAAGGGGTAACTCCTAAAACCAGCCGCGCATATGTGGATTTACTCGAAGAAGATAAACCAATTGCCGGTCAAAAGTTTGCATGTTTGTCATTTGTTTCTCCAGAAGAAATCCTGGAACAAAAGGAGCACTATTTTTTCAAAGAGTTTATCAAGGTGTGGGACTTCAACAAGTCCGTGGAGAAATACACCCAGTTTTTAAACTTTATTGCATTCAAGTACGGTGTCGAATTCAACTCGCTGTACGAGGACTTGCAGTCCTTTATCAAGGAGGAGAAAGCGGACCTCGAAAACACACGCATCGCAGACGAATTTAAAACTTTTGTGGATAACAATGAAGAGCGTTTAGAAGCGGACTTCAATGAAAAACACGAGTTTCAAACCTCGATTCGCGGTATAAAAGTTCGCGGCGTGTATCCCACCCAAAAAGAAGCTGAACTGCGGTGCAAGATGTTGCGCGAGGTTGACCCTAACCACGACGTTTACGTGGGTCCGGTTGGAATGTGGATGCCGTTTCATCCCGATGCTTACAAGACGGGCCGCGTGGAGTACATGGAAGAAACACTGAACCAGCTCATGTCTGAGAAAAAGACCAATGAAGAAAAGGCCAAACTGGAGTTCGACAAGCGCATTAAGGAGACCAAGCAAAAAGCCATGGAAGAGAACAAACGCAACGCCGAAAAATCGGGAAACAAGTTGACGCAAATCATGAACAAGGATGGCGAACTGGTGAATGTGGCGTTAGTGAACGAGTCCGATATTTACAGCACGGTGGACGAAGTAAAGCGCGAGCTCTTTGAAGGGGACAACATTGTAACGTCCACTGGCGGCGACTACGGTGCTTCTGAAATTTTGGACAGAATGAAACGTCGTGAAACCGGAGAAAAGGGAGACGATAAGCTGAAGGAAGACTAGCTGGTTATCGGTTTATTACCATATTTTATTACCATATTACCAACCGCCGCCAGTTTTGTTTTTGTTTACTTTTATTTTCGGTCCCTGACCTTTCTTTTTGATACTGGCAGGGTCATACACTTCCTCCTCATCGTCCGAGTTCATGTTCTTTGAAATGTCCCAGAATTCTTTTGACCCCAGTTTGAACGGCCCGTGGTGTTGCGCCTTGTACCACGAAATCTGGTCCTGCAGCTTGTTGGACTTCACGTTGTTGTTGATAACCAGGCACTCGAAATTTTCGGTACACTGGTCCATGACTTGCGTAAACGATTCAAATGTCGGAAACATGCCGGCGTAGTTTTCATAAATGCGCTTGCGGTTGGCAATGTAGGGTTCGCGCAGAATAAACACGTAATCAATGTTGGTACGCAGGTTGGGCGGAATACCGAGCGGGTACTGCATCGTAATCACGAGCATAATCTTCCAGTGACGTCCGTTCATGAACAGGAGACGCATCATGATGTCTTTGGTCCACTTGTTGTCATACAAACAGTCGTCCAGCACAACAAACGTGCGCGGGTCAATCGACGATTTTTTATACGTTTCAATTTCTTTTTTCATTTGTTTTAAAACAGCTTTTTGGCGTTTTAAAATGTTTTCGATAATTGCGGTATTGTACTGGTCGTGAATGAACAGCTTGGGCACATGTTCGCCGAAAAAGTTGTTTCCCGCCTCCGTTCCAGAAATCACGGTTCCAATGGGAATGTCCTGGTGATAATACATCAAGTCTTGAATTAAAAAACTTTTACCCGTGTCTCTTCTCCCGATAAGAACAATAACCGGACCCTTGTTTTCGTTCGGTTTGAAACTGATAGACCGCATGTCGAATTTTGAAAGTTCCAGATTCATGGTTTTTAGTGATTTTAATGGTGTTACTTTGTGTTATAAATAAAATAAAATAAAGTATTTTAAGTAATTATTATATATTAATAAATTAATTAATGGATTATGATTATACTTACGACATCGATGATGGGGTTCAGTTATGCGCTGCCTTAACGCTATAAATGCCTTGTTAACTAGTTATCTAGCTGGTAATAATCAAGTTGACGCAGCAAACGCATATATTACTAGCATTAAAACACATGTTATTAGGTCACCTGGAATTAAAGTCATTCTTGGTAATGTTAATGAAAATGAATATCAAGCGCCAGTGTTATTTAGTATGATGGCATACCGTAGCGGTTGTTATAGAGCGAAGGTTAAACCCTTTTTGAAAAGGCAAGAGAACATAAACAAGGATATCGTAGATGAGATACGTGAAAAAATTTCAACCGACCCTTCTGAATATTATAAGTTGTTAGACGAAAATGAAATGCAAATTAAAACCCAACTTCTAAAACTTCCAATATTTAAAAAAAACAGTGATAAATGGAATACTGAAAGTAAGAAGGTGTTCGGTGATTGGGAATGGGATTACAACAGAGCCGCCGAAGAAGCCGCAAAAAATTATGCTACAGCCGAAAAGTATCGTTATGGTCGTGGGGGTTATGGTAAGAATATGTCGACGGCTATACACCTCTACACGCTTGCGGCAGATGCTGGACATTCAGAAGCTCAGCACGATTTAGCTAATATATTTGAAGGCCGAGCCAATTTAGCAAAATACAGGGATAGTAATATGGAACAATATAAAAAAGTGTGAAAATGCTGTGAAATACTACACTCTTGCAGCGAATCAGAATATTACGGAAAGGACACCGAAAAGGACACGTGAAGCTGCTGCGGGAGCTCAGTATTCATTGGGAGTCATGTATATGCATGGGGATGATGGGGATGAGTGTGTTAATAAGGACATATATAAAGCTAAAAACTTCTTACAAATGGCAGTAGATAATCACCATCCTTCCGCTCGGACTTTTTTGGATAGATTGGAGCCGGAGCAAATTAAGGACGGAGGAACTCGTAAAACTAAAGTATCTAAAACAAAATATCGTAAACATAGTCATATTCGTAGTCGTAATCGTCGTCGTATAGTGAAATCGAAATCGAAATCGAAACGCCGACAGAAAAAATAAATATTACCTACCTCTTTACACCTAAACCTTCATCACCAAGCTGAGAGCTTGAGACGCCAACCTATCGCTGTTTTCTTTTTGGGCTTTTTTGTAACACGCATCCAAATTGTCGCACTTGTGAAATTCTGGAAGGCGGTGCTGCGTGCAGTACTTCATGCTACAATATGAGCAGTCGCCAATGATTGCTGCACGTTTATTTTTGCACCCTTCATAGTCGCACCTTGAAGACTGTTTTTTGGGCTCGATTGTCGTCGTCATTGTCGTCGTCATTGTCGTCGTCATTGTCTTTGTCATTGTTGTTATAACGAGTCTACTTATCAATTTATTATTTATTATTTTAAAATACGTAACTATTTAAAATACTAATATTTATTTAACATCATATATACGATGTCAAGTCCGGGTCCAACCAATATTAGCCAACTCAACGTCGTTGATGCCAGTGGAAACATCAACGTCCTCGTACAATGGTTTCCTCCGAGCGATGGCGGGTACGCCATTACCAGTTATCGCATTCAGTACTCTTTGACCAACGATGTTAACTACATCACCAAAGAGCTCATTCTGTCAAACACGCCTTCTGCAGTAAATGCCCAAACCGGTCAAATTAGTTACTTGATTACCCAACTTATCAAAGGTGGAAAGTACCAAATTCGGGTTGCAGCCATCAACGCTTTTGGTTTAGGACAGTATTCGAATCTGTTATTCGCGTTTCCAGGAACGAAACCGGCAACGCTTGATTCCACCCAGTTTGAAATTTATGCCAGTCGAGGTTCCATGTTTGCAGTTCTGAACTGGATAAAACCGTACGACGGAGGTTACCCCATTCTATACTACCTGTTGCGCTACCGGTCAATTACTATCGACGTTGTGAACAAGGTTCCAATTCTCTCGTCCATTCGCGAACCAGCATCGCCTTGGACCAACCCGGTAGAAGTGTCCGCTGCTGTTCTGGCAACCATCGTAACCAATCTAACCAACGGCGTGTACTACCAGTTTCAATTAGCAGCAGTGAATGACGTGGGTCCGGCAGATTACAACGGTCCGGTCGTAGTGAAACCCGGCGACATTCCGGGCCCGTTTACTGCCAACATCAGTACCGATTTCGTGTACTCGATTAATGCAAGGAACAATGGACGTATTTTTTTAGAATGGGCGCCTCCCACATATGACGGCGGTTACGACCTGGAAAACTACGTCATTCAGTACAAGTCGACGAATGACGTGTACTTCACAAAACGCGACTTACCCTTGACGCAGCGCCAAATTCCTGCCGGGTTGCGGTGCACACCCGCATTTTCAAGAAACATTGTGGTTGACTACTACGGTGACTTGTCGGCAAATCCGCCTATCGGGATTCAGTCCCCTCTCAAAAATGATGTGCAGTACAGCATTCGCATCGGTGTTCAGAACGATGTGGGCATTCGATGGATTCCGGAACGCGAACCCACCAACGAAATTTACGCAACCGTTATCCCCAACACGTTTTCAAAACCGGTTCTGGATTTAAGTGCCACCATTGCAGACGGAACCACGAAGCTGACATGGACATGGAACGATGCAAGTTTAAACAACGGGTACCCGCTGAACGGGGCATACCCGTTTGTCAATAACAACCGACTGCCCAACTACTTTGTGGTTCGGTACAGGCCCTTCAACGACTTGTACTGGCACCAACTGGTGTACCCTCATGCGGCCGAAAAGCTGGATGTAAATAATACTTTGAACTCGTACTCTATTACAAAAGCAGAGACTGGCAGGGACGTTTATTACAACAACGCCAATCCAACCTCGTTGTTTGAAACGTTCATGTACAATGATGTGCCGTACAACTACACAAACGCGGTCAGAGACACCTCAACCAACGTGTACAACCGGTCGGACCCTCTGTTTCCCCCGTTTCAAGAGCAGCAGTTCCTAGAAAATGGGGTGCCGTATGATTTTCAGGTGGCAGCCGTGAACCACATTTTACGAGGACCCGATATGGGAATTGCAATTGGCGAGTATGCCGAAACGCGGCAACGCCCCGGCCGGGTGCCCGACCCTCCCGCATTTTTCAAAATCCAGCGCGCATCGCAGCAAGCCACAATCACTTGGAATGCGCCACCAACGGACGGCGGATATCCGCTGACGTATTATCGCATACGCAGTCGGTCACAAAGCGTGCTCGAGATTATTGATTCATTGGGCGAGTTTCCGCTGGCGTACAATGTGATATATCCAACTGTTGCAAGATACAACCGCGATGGGGTGGGTATAAATTCGGCCAACGTGCTAACACCATTTCCGACCGTAATTTCCAACCGATATACTGACCCTTCTGGGAATGAAGGCTGGGACGAAACGCTGTATCCGGCCACTACAACGACTACCACCCCGGTTCTTATCAAACCTATTCTCACAAACCAAGTGACGTTGACCGTGGGGACTGGGCTGTCTTATGTTGCGGGAAATGCAGTTACCGTGTTTTCATCCATTGCAAATGCAAACTCGTTTCAAGGAACCGTTTCAGCGTACACTTCGTCTACTGGCGCGATTACCGTTTCAAACATTCGCAACATATACGGCACATTTACATCCACGGTTCGGTATCAAGTCACTCTGATGAACGCTGATTTAACGGCACAGCTACCATTTTTAAAATTCTCAAGTAATGTGCTGTATGACGTGGCGCTCAGCGTTAGAAATGCGTTGGGATACAGCAGCGAGCTTTACATTACGGATAAGTACAGCACGCGACCGTATCGCCCTGACCCGCCTCAAGAAGTGGTCGCGCAAATGATAAAAAGTTCGGAAGTGAGTGGAGGGAGTGGGTCTCTCTTTTTTAACTGGACCACTCCTGCATACGCGGGTGGAAGTCTCGCTGTATCATACAGCTATGAAATTCAATACGCATTACCTGAATTAATAAACGAGTCCAATCCGGACCCGGTAGCTGACCCCAATCCTTTGCCTGACACGGACACGTGGCTGCCGTTGAACTTCAATGACCAGCTGTTTGGCGAGTACGTATCGCCCGAGACCACAATCACGCCAAACACACTGATTACGGCAGCGTATTCCATATTCGCGTCACCTGGAGGAATGATTGGGGACAAGTTTATTAACTGGATACGCATAAGAAGTACCGCGAAAACATTGGGGTCAGGAATCGGAGCGACTGGCGACTTAGAAAGTTTATGGACGGTTTGTAACGTGATTACATTGGATTAAAACGTAAAACGAGAGATTACATCTTTATGCAAGCAAAATAAAAAACATATAAACGCAAAGGGTTACATGTTCTTTATCAAATATCAAATAAATATCAAATAAATATCAACATGTCAATGACGGTAGAAGAGTCGCTTCGAATCGCATCCGATGTTCACAAACATGTTCGTAAACGATTGAGAGATTCCGGTCTCTTGAATGCGGGTACGCGGTTAGTAGATATTGCAAATTTTATTGAAACCGAAACGAAACAGCATACTAGTATTATATTAGACGCTGTGAATGGCATTCAGCATGGTTCGTGTTCTGCTATTCACGGCGGAATCGGATTTCCGGTAGGCCTGTCTATCAATAACTGCGCCGCGCATTACCACCCGCATTCATTGCATATGGACCGCATTCTCTCGAATTCTGACATTCTAAAGGTGGATTTCGGGACTGAAATCAATGGTTGGATTATTGATTCCGCGTTTACCACTCGGATTTCATCCGGTTCCGCAACTGATAATAATACTAACAATAAACGAAATAACCATATCAACAATGTTGAATATTCACCACATTCCTTCAGTGTTGATGACTGTGAATCTCTCATTTCGTGCATGAAAAGTGCCACCGAGTTGGGGATTCGCAACATTGGTATTGACGGTCGCATTGCAGAATGGAGCGAGTCTATTGAAGAGTTGATACGGTCCTATGACGGTGTACACCCGATTTACAACTTGACCGGACATGACATACTCCATGAAATCATTCACGGAAATGTACGATTGCCGTCGGTTGGCAAAGCGGTCGACAATAAAAACGAGAGATTTAAAGCGGGAGTATACGCAATTGAAACATTTGGAGCCAGGCTACCGCCGAAAGCGGTGCGCACGAACGGCGGAGAAGTGGAAGTGAAAGTGGAAGTGGAAGAGCTAGGCGAACCTACCATTTTCAGACTCGCACCGGAACTTTCAAAATATACGGCACGAGAGCTTCAAACCAACTTTCGCGCACCCATATTTCGAATACAGTCGGTGCAGAAGGTATTCTCTCAAATTGGTAAACGGTTTCGAACCCTGCCGTTTTGCGAACGGTACTTGCAACCCAGCGACAGAACACCGTTATCGATACTTGTAAAAAATGGGGCAGTAATGAGCTATCCTCCGCTGTGCTGTACAGCAGGAAGCATCACTGCGCAATTTGAACACACCGTGCTATTGAAAGATACGGGCACTGTAACCGTTTTTTCAAAAGACGATGATTATTAGGATTATTTGTTTTTCGCTTGTCAGTTCTTTAATAACTACGGATTGTTCTAGATAATAGTTTATTTGTTTTATTTTTTAAAGTTAATGGCATGCTTCTGACGCGTCTGTTTCTATCAGGAGACCCAACAATCGTTTCAAATATTTTGCTATATTTATCATGAAACTCACGTCTACTTTTTTTATACTCTCGATGTCGTTGTATTTGTTTTGAAACAGCTTTACCAATAGAAGATGTTCTTGTCATATGCCCCTTTATTACTTTTTTAATTTTCGTGGATGCATGTTGCAAGCGAACATCTCCTTCTCTTTTTCCTTTCCGTACACTCTCTCTTTCTTCGACCCTTTTTTTTTTACGGATTTCTGTAACACTTGGGTCTTCCCATCTTGAAATTTTAGAACCTGTATCAAAAAAGTAATGAGTGGCATGTATACCAGGTTCTAAATTTAAATATGCAATGTATTTATTACCGTATAATTTAGTGAGTCTTTGATTCAAACCGACTACTTCCTGATTATATTCGTTTAACATTTTAAATGCGGCTTTTGTGGTTGCATAAGTTTTTAATTCAGCTAAATTACAACTTGTAGGAAATGTAGAAGGCTCTATTCCGCCTGTTTTTTTATAAATTTGTTTTACTTCATCGAATATCATGTCATCGTACTCAAATCTTATAAGCATCGGTACTAGTTTACTGTTGAATGAAGAAATATGGTGCTTAGGACTCCAAACAAAACCATTCAGATTACTTCCCCTCATGTGTCGCATTTCTCGTTCGTGATACGCGTGGAATGTCTTTTGAAATAGTGTCAATAATCGTTCAACTATAGGATAAAATGTGGTAGATGATAGAACATCATCCCAGTCCATATCAGGCCAGTCCATATCAGGCCAGTGTTTTAAATACCTAAGACATTTTCTCTCTATGTTCTCATATATACTGATAACTGAACCACCAGTTCCATCAACTAATGCCATCTGACGTAACGCTTCTGCATGTTTAACTTCTAATTCATCCAATTCTTTTATTAACGTCGTATATTCTTTATCAATCGTTCCAACATCTTCACTCATCTTATTTTGGTTATTAATTTTTACGATTTATTTTTATTTATTTATTTATTCATTTATTTATTCATTTCTTTATTTATTTTATTTATTCATTTTTTCATTTATTTTTCATTATATCGTAATTGCTTGTTTCTCGACATCATCTACCAAGAAGCTCAATTTGAGTTTGTACTTGTTCAAGATGTCTTGCAACATGCTTCCGCCGTAACCGTCCGTGTACGTGTTCCAAGCTTCTTGCGGGTTAACGGGTTGAGCCTTGTACTTTATACTGGTAATAAACCCGTCAAATCCACCGCCAATTTCGATGTTGGTAAGTTGCGACTGGTTGGCCAATGCAATAGAAACGGATGGAAGCACGCACGTTCTCACTAACTTACCGTCAAGATAAATGTCCAGAGTTCTACCGTAAATGCTAACAATCAAGCATACCCAGCGCTGAATGGGAATATTGGACACGTGACAAGTGCTGTCAGCAGTTCCGCCACCGCCCGTATTTACTTTAGTTACCACGTCCAAGTCGTTTTGACACGCGCCAAGTTTTATCAAGAGGTTGTTGTCAGTGCCACTTGTACCGCCCTTGATTTTGAACAAATCTTTTGCAACGGTTCCGCATGACCAATTGGTTACGTAAAACCATAGCGATATGGAAAAGTTGGAAGGGTTGTTATTCGGTGGTAGCGTGCTTGCCGGTAGCGTGGTTCGTACGCTTGCTTTTTGCATGTTTCCAATTTGAGTGTAAGAATCCGTAAGGTACTGCCATATCACGTAGAGCAGTATAATCGCAACAACCCCGATTGCAATGCTGGATGTTTCAACCATGGTATAAAATATTTGGTGTAATTGTGTGTACTATATATTAATATTTTTTAATAATATTGAAATATTAAAATATTAATCAAAAGTTATCCAAATTATGAAATATTTCTTAATGTTTCAATGTTACCTAATATGTCATCTATTATCATCTATCATAGTAATGGGGTTGTTCACGATTTGGTAAATATTCACACTTCAAACCAGCTTTGTAACAGTTCATAAAAAATCCAATATCTTCACCTTTGACAACAAACATTGCGGGTGATGAGCCTGGTATCTCTTTTTCTATTTCTTTATGTTCTACTTTAATATCGAATGTTGATTTTTTTATTAAAGTGCATGCAAATCCTCCGATAATAAAGGGGAGTCTATCATATTTCTTGTCTTCGTCAGTTATTATATGTAGTTTTACATAAGGATATTCATTAGAACGTATTCCTATACACGGTGACCCAACCCATTTTACTCTATACGGAGCGAGACACACATCTTTATTTGTTTTTATAAGTTCATTTAAAATTCCTTTGCTCGGAATAACATCAGAGTCAACAAACCATATTGCGTCGTATTTTCTTTTTGCATAGTTGATTATGAGCTGTCTTTTTTGAGCAATTTTATCCAAATTATGCCGCCCATTAATTTCATAGTGCGGAATGGTGACAACAGTTGCTTTATCCTTCCAAAATTGAATTGTATGTTTATCGGTTTCTCTAGTTACTACCATAATGTCGTTTACATTATTCTCAAGAAGAGCAAAATACAATGGGCGTGTTAAGTCAGCATCTCTATCTATACACACTATTCCGGTCAATACATTATGTACGTTATGATGTACATTATGTTTTTTTAGTATCGGTTTGGAAAATAAAACATATACTACCAAAAACAACAACATAAAAAGTGTTATAATATAAAAAATATCACTTACATTGAAATCCATTCATCCATTTACTTGCGTAAAATTGTGCATAGTGTATATTTTATTTTATTTATTTTATTTATGTTTATTTATTTCTGCATAAATGCACATTACACTACACCGTATGCATGAGCTCATCCACTTTGGTATTGCTATATGTTGCCCAAAGCAGGCCGCGCGGGTCTTCTTTCGTGTAAATGGCGCTAATGACATCCTTCGTCAAATGATTGCTAAATGCAACCACGTTGGTCAAATTACCAATCACGCCGCGACTCGCGCCAGCCACAATGTCTCCGTGCTCAATAAGTGGAAACTTATTTGAAACACTGGTTACGAGCTGGTTGTTCATAAAAATGTCAATATTGGACCCATCATAGTTGTAAACAATGTGGTTCCAGCGCTGAAGCGGAACGTTCGACATGGTATAAATGGTTACCACCTTGCTTTCTTCTCGAGGTGGGTCGGTCTTTTTAGAACCCTTGGAACTAGGAAGCGAAATGGATGACGATATTCCTTTCGCCCTCGTTGTTGCATCCGACATAACCGACGCAGTTGCTGACGCAGACGCTCTAGTAGATGCCGTTTCATCGTTCAAAACCATATTTTCATACGCCTCGGTTGTTTCATCACTGCTAACCCCTTTTGCAACGTCGCGTAAACTCATATACGTGTTTTGAATCGTAGTTTCATCGGTTTCAGTTTGAATCGTGGAAGACTGCGCCGTTTTTGTAGGGGTTCGCACCTTCAGTCGAAAACGCAGTTCGTTGGTGGCAGCGTTGTACTCGATGCTTGGAACCCCACCGAAGTCGAGCACGTTGACAAATTTGTTTCCGCCACCGGTCATACTGGGCGGATGCGAACTCAAAAACAGCCACCCGCTAACCGCGTAGCTGTGTTTGGTTTTCAGCTTACTGGCGCATTCCGGGGTCCGAACAATTCCAACGCTGTTCAACGTATTGAGACGAGTCATGGTGCTGATGTCCGTAATTTCGCGCGTTAACTCGGTGCTTCCGCTGAACAGTGTGGCATTAAATAAAAGCGGTAGTAAGAAGTAGGCTCCAACAATGGCGGCTTCAATGAAGAGCAGTATCCACACCGGGCGCGTTGTAATCTTCAACTCGCGACGTATCCAGTTTACCCCGTCAATAATCAAACACGGAATGTACCTGAAAACTTTGATAAACAAGTAGAGCAGGCTGGTCGACTTCATGTTCTCATAGTCCTTTTCGGTTTTAGCAAGTGAATCGTACACCGAAATAATAATGGCAACTGCAACCAAACACCCAAAAATAACAAGTATAATGTTGAATATGTTGGTAAGCCCGTCCGTAAATTGTTTGGAAACGTAGACAATAAAAAGCACCAGCGCAGAAATAACCAACCCGATTATTCCTAGGCTCGAAACTGTTTTGGAAAATGTGAATAAGTTCAAAATATTGGTGTACAGCCTGCGAAACGGGAGTATAAGTCCAAGGCGCCGAACCAATTTTGTCAAAATGGAATCTGTGTCTGAAAAGGGAAGCGACTCTTCAGCCGCTTCATTTGTTTTTTTATCCACAAAATGGTAGAGCCCAAATGAAGGTATGAATGCGACTGTACCAAGACCAAGAACGAACCCAATCACTGCGATACACGGAATTACCAAGTAGGTTTTTACGCGTCTCAAAACGTCGGTCGAATCAAACAAGTCCATCATTGGGCGCGTGTCCAGTAAAAACATGCTCAAAATAATAAACCATCCGAACGCAAGCGCGAACAAAATGCAACCAAGCAGTCCCGGACTTTTAGGGTCATATTCGGACCCAATTAACTTGCACGAAAGTTGAAAAAATACGGAAGAAGCCACCGACCCACCGGGCCCAGTGGGTGAGTCACAACTTGCTTTTTTATAAAGGAGACATGCCGCAACAATTGCGACTGCTGTAATCGACGTTATAATTGTCATGGCTACAAACCCTTTTGTGTATCGTTCGTACCGCTCATTATCTTCTTTTTCTTCCTCTTTTGCCGACTTTACAAGCGGAACAGACGACATTACAACAAACTATAAACTACAATACAACAATGCAAAATACGTAGTATACTTAATATAACTTATTTTATTTTTTATTTTTATCTTTTACTTTGTTTCTTGTTTCATCACTTTGTTTCATTACTTTGGTTCATCGTTGAAAGACGACTCCAGCAACCGAAGGTTTTCATCAGAGATAGATTGCGCGTTGCGATTTGTAGCAATATCAATGATGCAACGGTGAAATGCATGGAATGAGTGAAAGCTAATAAGCCATAAAAGGCAGTTCTTTACAAATTGGTTTGATGATGGGTTTGACGCGTCTTCCGTAACAGCACTATCCGTATTCGTATTCGTAATAATCATAGGATGTTTTTTTAAAACGTCTACAAACTTTGTATTTTCATGCAAGTGCATAACGTCTACCAAGTAATCAAACACTTCTTGAACACGGTTGGATTCAAACACGTTTGTTTCCGGATTTGTGTCACGCATCATGTCAAATAAATTTTTTTTCATGCAAAATGCGGTCGTAACTTGAATTTGATACAAAAAATTCGCCATTTCAGGGTCGTCATCCATCATTTGATAGGTGCATATAAATTCCCAGTTGTATGGAATCTCAGCCATCGCGTGTTTTTTATGTGTTCGATTATTTTAAAATCTATTTAAGTTAAAATAATTTGTTGAATTATAATAGTAGATAAATACATAAAGTTTAAAAAAGAAAAGGAATCTTCAACCAATAAAACACAATAAGATGGAAAGTGCATTAGGTCCCGGATACGACTACTGGAAAAACATAAAATCCCCGTCGGAATTAGGCATGAGTCCCGCCGGAACTATGAGTGCTCTGAATAAAGACGTCAATGGAATTATTGCGTACGCGTCACTTTTAATTGACGGAAATTCAAATGCATCCAAAACGGGGGAGCCTCTTGGTAACCGATTTCTTTTAAAAACCATGGCAAAGTGCAGAAACGTGGAGTCGGATAGAACGAAACCTGACAGTGAAAACAACCCAATCTATGTACCGCGACACATTTATGTAGACAACGTTCCCGACGGAACTATACCCTTCATATCAAGCGGACCCGATGGAGGAAAAATGAAAGATTTTAAGGGATTGATTCCAGGCGCAATCGGAAACCTGGCCGCGTTTCGGCCTAGCGGGTTTTATCGGGCATTTACTATGGGAAATTACCCGGACTGTATCAAAATTTCACTGCGCACAAAAAATGAAAATAACGAAGACGGCGTTCAAACGGAGTATGTTGCTGTTGCCGACATTTTGAATGAAATCAGTACGGAAAATATAGTCAACGGAAATCCGGTAAACCGAGTAACTGACCCGTGCAAATTCAAAGACTATGAACATCCGATAACAAAAAAGAAAAAAACAAAGAACGAATGTGAGCCAGCAAGTGAAGATTTTTCAGGTCTTTTACATTTGAATTCAAATTCAAATACAAAACATTCAAATGATGACGACTCAAGTGACGAAGAAAATATCACAAACCAAACAGGGTCTGAAGAACAAAAAAAAGAAAAAGCTGCATTGAAGCGTATGCGCAAAATGCGACGAAAAGAAAAAAAAATGCATCAGGCCCAACTAACACCCGGCATTTCTGCCACATTAGAACCCGATAAAACATACGCCGACGAATTTGAATCCAAGTACGATGTCATGCGGTTCCCTAGAGCTCAAGCCCAACCCCAACCCCAATCCGAAGTTCCTCATGAGGACGCAACAGTATTTACCTTTCCCGAAGATATGGTTTCCAAGTTGTACTATGCTGCGATTAGTGGGGTTGGACTGTACATCTTGTACAAGCTACTCTACACGAGTCGAAAATCAACCAAAAAATAAAAATACAAAAATAAAAATACAAAAACTGAAAAATTGAATGATTATTGTATTTTTGTATTTTTAAGCCATAAGAAGTAAGAGATAATAGGTAAACAACAACATACACCATGCGACCTCTTCAACTGGTCAGTCCCACCGACCTTCAACCAGGAAAAACGTACCTGATTGAATCGAACCGCGCCGAATATAAACACCTCAACTGTAAGGGAACGTTTGTGAAAAATGAATATCCCCAACATACGTACGACTGCACCATAACACATTTTGAAAACGTGGTTGTTGCCGGCAATAAACCCTATCCAAACTTGAACCTGCAAAACACGTATTGGAATTATTATGAGTGCAACGCGGTTATACGTGCGTACACAAATCAAGTTCTTCGTGAAATTACAGGCGACCCGTCATTTACGACGACTATTCCGTTTTAACTGGCTCTTCTGTTTCTTCAGACTGAGACGGAGATGACGATGACGATTCATTAGCTTGTTCAGATGGTTCAGATGGTTCAGATGGTTCAGACTGATTCATTTCATTCAATGCTTCGGTGGATGGTGTGCTATTGTTGTTGTTACTGCTACTACTACTGCTGCTACTACTACTGTTTGTAACCGCGTTTGCAGCAACGCTGGTTTTTGTAGCTCCAATCACCGTCTCCGCTGCAACGACTGCAAGTTGAAACGCTTTCAAAGCGTCTTTCATTGATTGAAGTGCTTGTTCTGCAGCGCTCATGGATGAACCAACTGCTTCCCCTGCCAGAGCAGTAACCGCTTCATTTTTATGTTCGGATGTAGTTGTATCCGCTGCCGCTGCCGCTGACGACGGTTCAGTTCCGGAATCCGAAGAAGCCGTAGCAGCAGCCGCCGCAGCAGCACTCGCTTCTGCAGCTCCAGAATCAGCTACATCTTTTTCCGTAATGTCCTCGCCATCGGTGGAAGCAGCAGCAGATGAATCATTTGGAGAAGTGGATGTCACTTCTTTGATTTGGTCAGCTCCTTGGGATAACGTGTCACTTATTTTACTCGTCGTGTCGGATAAGGTTCCTTTCACCTGGTTAGCGGTTTCAGATACTCTTTCTACGGCTGCTCCTAGCGTATTTTTGGTTGACTCAAGCGATGCTTCTGCACTCTGTACCTTTTCTTGTACGGCACCTGTAACATCGGACAATGAATCTTTGGCCCTTTCAAAGATGCCTTTTTCTTCTTCTTCTTTGTTTTCCTGACCTTTAGGATTTTGTTCACCGTCTGATTTTTGTTCACCGTCTGACTGAGGTTTATTATTGTTTCCAGTTATTTTATCAATTAAATTTCCAAAAAAACCCTTTTGTTCCTTTGGTTCTTCCTCATTTGGCTTTGGTTCTTCCTCCTTTGGCTTTTCTTCTGGTTTTTCATCCTTCCCTGGCCACCGTACATTTTAACATATTTACGATACGCTTCACCATATGTGGATGCGGCTTTAACCGTGCGTTTTTTGTTTTTTCTACCTTTGTTTTTTGTTTTACCTCCACCAGCTACGGGCATTTTTATATGTGACACGAATAAATAAATGATATAATAGTACTATTGATATAGTATTATATTATTTTTTAGATTTCGTTTTAGATTTAAATTTTAAACTATTCCTTTAATTACGTGATTGAACATTTAAAAGCGAAACCGCTTATGAAGTTCAAGAGCCACCAATCCACCGGCAACTTGTACCAACAAGTATGGAATCAAGTCAGCGCGACTCAATTTGCCTGCAGCATACATCATGACCGAGACGGCAGGGTTAAAGTGTCCGCCTGAAATGTTTCCGCCAACCATGATTGCAATTGCTAAAGCAGCACCAATGGCAAGGGCGTTTCCGGTAGCTACAATGACATACAAGAAAAAGAGAGTTCCTAAAAACTCAACAACATATTTATTAATCATTTGAATGAGAGAGGAAGAGAGAGATAGATAGATAGTGGAATTTCTATAAAATAAAATAATATTTTAAAAAAATTTGAAATTGTTAATAATCGTAAATAATATTACTTTCCCTCAACGCCTTGACTTTCTCGACCTTCTTATTTTTCTAGATTTTCTTTGTTTTTTTGTTTTTTTTGATTTTTTTGAAATCTTTGATTTTGCTCCTCCACTTGATGTATACGTTGCAGCACTTTCGCTTGGTTTGAAATTCAAGCAGCTATTACCAAGTGCAGTACAAGATGATACCGAGTCGGCACTAACTACTAAAGTTCGACGAAGTTCTTCAAATGTAACATCCGCCCACCTTTTCTGAATTGAAAACCCAGCCGCAGGAGTAACACGAGTTTGACCGTGTTCAAATAGTTCTTCCACCCATTTAGTTTGATACCTTTCTACTGGATATTCGGTTGGGTTGGCTGGGTCATGAAATTTGGCTTGACTTTTTTCATGTTCAACATCTATGATAACTTTAAGTACTTTGGAAAGATACGCTTCTCGTTGCACTGACGTCGAACGGTCCATATTCATACAGTAATACAAGCATTCATCATAATACCCGATTCCAGGATTCGGCACGGTTTTGCCACGACTACCCATAGCTCTACCTCCAGAAGGTCCCTCAATTAATGTTAAAAATGCTTGTTTTTCAGATGGGTTTAAATATCCATCTGCTCTTGGATTTTGTAAACTTGAAGCACGTCCAAAATCAATTAAAATAGTACTTTCCAACGCCCCACTTGGGCCCAGTATCACCATTCCATTTCCAGGATGAAAGTCAAAGTGAATTGCCTTACCTTCCACAAAAAGGCGTATTACTTTTGCTAACATCATAGACTTAACATGAAGCATCGCATGTAAATCACTTTGATGCATTTCTAAATATGCCTCTAGTGTAGTAGAACTCGGTATTTTAGACATTAAAAGAATTCCAAGGTCAAATCTTGGAGCAGAAGAACTAGAAGAACCAGGAACTTTATGTATTTGTTTATAAAGGAAATCAATCGTATATTGTGATTTAGGGGTTGTGCATAATGAAAGGCCTGCGCTAAAAGCAGCGGAAGCAGCAGCCGAAGCCGCAGTGCTTTTTGCACTTTTTGTCTTGCCTACAGCTGCTGGATAAAGTCTACTCAAAAAAGTAAGCGCGCGAGAATGTTCAAGAATTTGAAATGCTGCTACGGATGGACAAAGTGGTTCTTTGCCGGCGCTAATTGAGTGTCTCCAAATGTTTTGTTGGAGTTTGGCTTCTTCGAAGAACCCTTCAGCCGATTCAGTTTTAATTGAATATTTTTTAATTCTGTAAAGTTTAATTGGAAAATGTATCGGACGGTCCCGGCGGAACATCCTGCAATTTGGCACTGTTGAAATACGTTTTTCTAAACTTCATCATGAATTCATCCGAAATGCGTTTTACTGCAAAATCGGATGGTTTCATTTGTCCAGTTAAAACATTGACAATCATGAAAATCGAATACATTCCGCACTCCGTGTTCTTGTACTGATGGTCCTTTTTGTTCACAATTAGGTTCAACTTTAATGGTGGAGATAGTTGAGCGCCGGCAGCTATGATTCTGTCTGCTAACGTTTTTATTTCAGGTGGGATGTCGTCGCTCGTGCTGTCAAAGAAAAACACAAATTCGTTTCGTATATCCACAAACATGGAAATCCAGTGCGCACCTGGTTTATCGTGCGGGTCCGTATTGAAAATGAATCCAAACTGCCGCTTGCCGCGTTTCACCATATTTTCAAGATTGAAATCGTGAATGTCTTTCCATACGTATTCACCTGTTTGCATTTTGGCATCAAAATCAATTGGAGCCGGACCTAAAAACATGAAGGACGGATACGCATGTTCGTACTGCTTCATCACATTTTCGATGTCTACGCTGGTCAACCATGTGGTGGGTTTTTTAACCCACGTTTTTGGAGCACGAGGGGCAAACGTGTAATTGAGCAAATCGCGGTACTTGCCTTCATCTTCAACAATCAAAAGCTTTCGCAACCAGCACGCTTCATTCTTGCAAACACGCGACATTTGTTGGCGTAAAAATGCCCAAATTTCATTAGGGTCAGTGGAAGTAATGGGTTCATCCGAGTGACGCGCATTCCATGCCGCCTTTAATTTTTCGAGAGAATTATTGGAATAACACGTTTTAGACTCATCCACCGAATGCTTTTCATCCATGGGATGTGGACTGCATTTTACGTCATTGTTGTTGTCTTTATCTGGCATTGCTTTTTAGATGTATATTTATACATATACATATACATATATTTCTATTTTCTATTTTAGTTTTCTAGTTTTCTAGTTTTCTAGTTTTCTAGTTTTCTTTCTAGTTTTCTTTCTAGTTTTCATTTGAAGGTTTCGTTTTTGATTTTTTGATACCTTTGGTTTTAAAGTGTTTATCCTTGAAGTCGATTTCAATAACTCGAGGAATGTGGTTATTTGTATCTGGCGTTGTTATGGGTTTCGTTTGTGTTTTCGATTCCGGTGAAATGAACAATTGTTCAAGTACATTTTTTTCGGGAATACTTATTTTTTTCACGTTTCGCACGTCTTCTGATAAAAACGCAGTATCGATTTCATTCACTTTATTCATTGCATCAATTGTTGAAAAAGAAGCAGAACCATCATAAGCAGCGGAAGCAGCAGCATTTGAATTTTCATCGGTGTGCTCCATCTGTAACGTTTCCGATAAGTCAACAAATTTAAAATGCACGATACACGCATTTATATAAGCGTTGCATGCGGTTATTACAGTAGAATCATTCGTGTGTGCTGGATTTTTAATGAGTTGTTTGGTAAGCTCTAAAATCCGTTTCTTGTAAAACCGTCGCTCCGATTTTGTTTCACTTGACCGTATTTTTGTGTCGGTTTCTTTTCGAGCCATATACTTGGAATAAGCAGCCACATTTATCATTGTGTCCATTGTGAGTTTATCACAAGCGCTCATGGATGTTTGTGACTCAACTATCACTGTCATGATGTATTGATTATTGATGTAGGTATAGGGTATATAACGTTTAATAATATCAAAAATAAAATGATATAAACTTAAAACACGATTACTACCTACTCCCAATCACTTAAGCACCCGCGTGTAATGCCAGCAACCCCTAGACAACAACAAATAGAATATTTAAACTGTATTTTGGTAAAAAAAAATGGAACATTAAAACAATTACCCCCAACGGCAATGAACCGTGAGGCTTACATTGCACTCACGGAAACGTCTGACTCGTACAAGGACGCTTTTCGATTGCACACAACGTGGAAAGTTTCAAAATATAAAGTATCCATCGAGCTATGGGCACGCGCGGTAGGGCGTGCCGGGCAAGAAAACAAGTACGAGTTTCCGCATCCAGTGGACGAAGTCTTGTTTTTTGGGTCGTGTCTTTTAGTGCTTGTAAACAGTCCGCCCCAATTTTCATTTACATTGGACGCATGGAAAAAGGTGTATTCTACACTGTTTGGTGGATTTCATGACTTGAGTAAAACCGCTGCCGCAGATGAAACCGAGTATGATGAGATGGAAGACGTGCCCAAGAAACGCAAAACACGTGAAGGATATTTGAAAGACGGCTTCATTGTTGAAGAACCTGCATTAAAGAAATTGAAACAGCTGAAAGGAAAATCCAAAAAAAACAACACTTCAGTAACTCCTCCCCACGCACCTGCAGCTGCATCTGCATCTGAACCGCAGCATGATGAAGTAGAACTTGAAGAGGAACCTTATATCACTGATAATGATACTGATGATTCATGATGAATCACTTTGTTAAGATTTACTTTGGTTGTTGTTGTTTATTTGCATGGTAAATGCTTCCTAGTTTTGTAACCAGCTGCAACTCACACGGACGAAGCATCCATCTTTTTCCGGCACCGTCGATTTTTTGTTTATCTTGTATGTCCAGTACTCGTAATAACAGTTCTGTAAATACAATTAACCCTTGAATCGACTCTTTTACATCACCTTTCGCCTTTCTGACACCTTCAACTCCCCCTTCTTTTTCTTTGACGAACGTTTCAAGAGTGTGTCCTTTTGAACCAAGAATACTTTGTAACAGCAGAGCAACTTCTGGCTTTTTCGTTGGCACTTGTCCGTGAATAACACTTTTTTGTATTTTCAAGTCAACCAAAATGAACTCATGTTCTGATTTTTCCGATGACCATCGCAAGCACCCAACCTTGTATGGTATACCATCATATACCGTGTCCTTTCCGGTTGAATGAACCAATGGCTGATTAAGCACGGATAAAACCCAGTTTGAAACACACGTACAAAGTGAAGAAAGGGTCGGGTCGACAATTTCGGTAGAGGAGGCTTTCCACTGCTTATCTTTCTGAGCGTGTGCAATGAAGTCCACTTTGGTTTCCAACATTCGTTTTACATAATTATGGACATAATTATCCGCAGTGTCTCCGCTTTGCGGTTTAACTTTATTATCTGTAGCATTGACCCAACCTGTTAAACGGTCCGTCATACCAATCATTATTTTATTGCTGGTGTTGCTGCTGCTACACAGAAACGAATACTGTTCAATATACGCATCAAGTGCTCGTTCGAATTCGGCAAATTCGGCATCGATTTTACGATTCCGGTTTGCAAGTTGTTTGAGGTATTCTAGTGACATCATATCCAAGTAGTGAGACAGTCCGACCAGTAGCATCGTTTCACGGTCCGCGATTCCAACTTCAATTAACTTTTTCATAAATTTTGACGCATATAAAATAAATTCATCCGACGACGTGGATACGGGCTTAGCACTTATTGATTCAGACAACATTTTGTACTTGTTATACAACTTTGCTATCGGGCTTTGAGTTTCCAGACCCGGACCCACTTGTTTCGACTGTTGTTGCGCCTGTTGCTCCTGTACGTCAACTTCAATTGCATCAACCCCATCTTCTACCGGCATAGCCCGTTCTCGCAGTCCAATTTTTGGATTCGTAATTCCGTCGGATTGAAACAAATAGTAGTTTCCAATTTGAACAAGGCGTCCGCTGCGACCGTACCCGTCGGTAAGTATTTCGTACGGGTCGGTAATCAAGGTGTGAATTGCTACCATGATTTGTTCGTCAGGATATGTTCTAATCTGGTTTACGTGTCGAAACAGTTCATCTTCCGTATAAAAGAACCTCTCTTTAAACAATGCGCGAACACGGTGAATTACCCGCTCGCTGTTCAGTTCCAAAAATTTCATGTTGTACGTGTCCATATCGCTTCCCATGGACTGTAACTCGTCATCTGTAATCAACGGTTCGCACCCAAAGTCACACTCGTCTTGATAGTCACACGCGTCTGTCCTCGGTTTCATTTGTACATCGTACCGTTCGATAACAACGGGAGTGCCTTTGGACTCCACACTTGAACTTGAAAACGTGGTTAGTACTTGTCGAACTACACTGTTTCCGTCTTTGAACTGGGGCACATTGTATCCCTTGTTCAAGTTGCAATCCACCGCATTTTTTTTGAGAATCCGATTCACGTTACCGATACGTTTGGCCTTGTTTTCGGCATGGTGCAATAAACTGACATCAATTGCTTCTTCATATTCTCTTTCTCCCAACAAACGCGTGCCATGAATAAATATGCATACGTTGCGTTGCTCAAAGGGTAAATCCACGTGGCTACAGTTCCTAACTGCGCGACCAATGACTTGTTCAATCAAACTCAAATTGTACCACGGGTCAATCACATGAACCTGTCGTATATTTTTCAAGTCAATTCCTTCCGACCCTGCTTTTGTAATAACAATCACTTTGATGACTTGTCCTTTGGCATTGTTTTTCGCAGTTGCGACTGAAACTACGCTCGTTGGCGTAAGCATTTTGTTTCCAGTAATAAGGGTATAACAGGGTTGTTTACGTTTCTTTGGTTGTGGTTGTAGTTGTGGTTGTTGTTGTTCGGTTGACGGCGTCGGGTTTGTCAATAAGTTGTCATCCTTTCCTCCGTACCTGCGAAACCCGTGCTCTTCCAACGCCAAAGCAACCGGCACAGCTCCTCCCTCAATGTATTCGGTGTACACAAGCACAATGCCGTCACACTCTTCCGCGTGCTTGCACACACTTGCAATTTTATTACTCCACTTTCCAATATTTTCTCTAGCGAACACGCGCTCAACTCCGTCCTTGTACGAATACTGTATTACTTCTTGACCATTTTTATTTGACGTTGTACTTGTCATGACTTGTTTGAACCCGCTTTGGCCTACAAGCTGTTTTGCATCAGAACCAGAACCAGGAAATGTCATTGTAAGCGCTTGAAGCGCATTTCTTGACTTGAATCCAAACTTTGTACCTACCTCATCATAGCTCGGTTTGGTAGGTTTAGGTTTTATAGGTTTCAGTTTTTTCTTGGCTTTTTCAGATTCAGGCCCTTGTGAATCTTTATGCTGAGAGTCTTCAGACTTAGACTCAGATTCAGACTCAGATTCAGAGTCAGAGTAAGACCTAGATTCTGAATCAGAATTAGCATCCAAGTCAGAATCAACTCCCGCCTCGGCCGGCGTATCGGTTTGGCCCTGTGATGACTTTAAAAGCTGTATGCAAGCATCATAAACACGTTGTTGTTCTTCCCCAATTGGAGTAAGGTAAATGTCTAAAAATCGAGTTTCTTTCGCGATGTCGGCAGCCTGGTATGGAACATTGTTAAAATTTACGGTTGGAAATGGAACCGCGCTTCCACCTTCTGAAAAAAAGGAACATTCTGGCGAATGGTCTTTGGGGTAGATGCGATACGGAAATGTGAACGGATTCTCTCCTTTTACGTAAGAAATGTATCCATACGATGCGTTTTTCAGCACTTCTTTTCCGCTTGAATATGCCGACCTGGAAGCGTCTTCATCTGTAGCCGTTTTAATGGTTTCGTCCGTACCGGACCCCACAAATACTTTATTGTACTCCACCTCGGGACGGTTGTCATTGATGCGCATCAAATTAATGAGCCACAAAATTTCTTTCGGACTGTTGTACATTGGAGTTGCAGTTAGTAGCAGCATGCGCATGTTTTGCGTGTGTCTAGCCACAACTGTAAGGAGTTTACCCGTCATTTTGGCGTCATCGCTTTCGTTTTCACCTGTGGTTCGTAAATTATGAACCTCGTCAATGATAATAAGCGTGTCATCGAACCGTGCTCGAATGCGCTGCTTTTGCGGTTCGGTCAAGTTTGAAATGTCATCCGTGAGATTTTGACGTTTCACAGTGCCTTTTCCAAAGAGGGTCTCTTCAATTACAAGTCGAAGTTTTTCGTACCCAATGAAAGAATACGTTCGCTGAATGAGAGATTTGATACGAACCAAAATAGATTCTTTAATACGGCCTACTTGTTGGGAATTACGAATTATATCGGGCGAAACCGGTTTGATTCTCAACTCCTTTAAAAGTTTTTTTCCAACGCACGTATTCATCGTCCATTCTCCAGTTGTTTGATTTAAAACAATCTTGGACTCATTGTACAGCTGCTGTTTAAAATTCAAACGAATGGTTGGAGCTGCAACCACGTAAATGCGCTTGTTTACGCCCATTTCTTTCATATAATCTCTCATTTCTTCCGCGACACATATTGCCGAACATGTTTTTCCGGTTCCTAAACCGTGGTACAACAAAAGGCTCTTGTACGGTGTAAGCGCGGAAAGAAAGTTTCTGGAAAACAATTGATGTGGTGCAAGTTCAAAGACGCTAGTTTCCGTTTCAGAACAAATGCGGTTCGCGTACTCTTCCACCGTAAACTCATTCATTTTGTCATGGCGCACTTCATGAAACTCTCGTTTATTTGCGATGATTTCATTAAATTTTGGGTTTCCTGGTTCCGGATAAAGTTGTTCTACTTGTTCTGGTTGTTCTTGTTGTTCTGGTTGTTCTGGTTGGTCTTGTTGTTCTGGTTGTTCTGGTTGTTCTGGTTGTTCTGGTTGTTCTTGTTGTTCTTTTTGTTCTTGTTGTTCTTGTTGTTCTTGTTGAACATGCGATGGCTCAAGTTCGAGCGGAGACGGAACTTCAGACGGTAGCGACGGTAGCGACGCTATCGATACTTCGTGTTCGTCGAATGGAATTTCATAATTATTCGCAATTCTCTCGTCGGCAACATCAACAATCACAGGTTCGCATCTGCCTGTAACTTTATTTCTACGTGTACCGTTTGGACACCGTATGTTTTTAATCACGATTTGTTCGCACAATCCCGTTTGTTTGTTTTTACGACTGCCTTTTGGACACCGTTTTCGGTTTAAAGGTAACGGTCCTGGTGCTGGTAACGGTAACGGTACCTCTGGTGGTCGGAGTTGGAGAATGTCTTCGCAGTTACCGGTGCGTTTATTTCTACGTGTTCCGTTTTTACATTTTTTTTGGCGGTTTTTTGCACTTTCTTCTTGTTGTGACACCATGTTGCCCATGGTCATACTTAAAGTTTTTCTATTTTTTCTTGTAGCAGCAGCCTTGTCTTTTGTTTCTTGGGTTACCCGAAACCCTTTAGGTCTCCCTCTTCGTTTTATAACTTGTTCTGGTTCTGGTTCTGGTTCTGGTTCTGGTTCTAACATTGGTTCTAATATGGCTGCAGGGTATTCCATTCAGTCCGCTTTACTTCACTTCAAAATGTATATCAAACACAATAAAAATACTTAATATATAATACTAAAATATTATTTAAGTCAGCTTTTATGTTTCACGACACATGCGGTTGTCAGTAGAGTATAGATTCGGTTAAACATTTTTATTTTTTCAGTATTGTATGGTCTAATTTTTCGAATGCAGTCTTCATACGATAACCATTTTAGTTTACTCACTTCGGACTTCTCAAACGATGTAACGGGTTGCAAGTCATGGCTTATAAATGACAGAAAGTATTTATGTTTATAACTTTTTAAATTTGACCCGATAAACACTTCTTCAAATGGAGCAATATTTGATAAAATGTCATTTTTTTTTATTGGATATCCCGTTTCTTCCAAGTTTTCACGCAACGCGCAATCGACGTCATACTCTTGATTGTTTCGACGCCCTTTTGGGAACCCCCATTCCGCATTTTTCCATCGGGTTAGAGACCGGTCTATTAACTCGCGCAATGTGACGCACGTTGCAGAACCTTTAAAAAATACGCCCGATTTAAGTTTATTGAATTTGTCTCTCGATTGCATTTCTTCACTCGTAAACTGATGATTTGTATAGCTACCCCACATTTCCGTCCACAGCTGTTTAAAGTCACAATTCAAAAGACGGTTCTTCTCATTCAGCGTCATTTCATCAATAATGTTTTTAACGTGAATGTAGTTTGAAAACGTGTACTTTCCTCGAATAAAATCCACGAACCCGAGCGTATCTTTCCGGCGTATCATCAAAAACTCCAAGTTCTGAAAATCTAAGGACCGACGAACTGCAATCAGTCCAATGCTGGTTACGGGAAATTTACAGTTGTTGTACGAATGGTTTCCATATTTTCCGCAGTTGTTACAAAAAAAATGATAGCTTTGCGAAGAATGAGGAGAAGGTTCTTCACCTTTGTCTAAGCGATTCATCTCTATTGGCTTTACTATACATGCAAGTACTGTTTATTTAGTTATTTAATAAATAAATAAATAAAGGAACAAAGGAACAAAGGAACAAAGGAACAAAGGAACAAAGGAACAAAGGAACAAAGGACCAGCATAATATATAATATGGAATTTCCCAAAACTCTGGATGCTGAAGTATGGGGGCCACACTTTTGGTTTGTGCTTATGACCATGGCTGTAAAATATCCAGAACATGCAAATGGCGTTACGCGTAAAAAGTATTATGACTTCATACAGAATTTACCTCTTTTTTTACCGGAATACGCAATTGGTAACCGGTTCAGCGTATTGTTGGATAAATATCCAGTAACGCCGTATTTAGATACGCGAGAATCGTTTTTGAAGTGGGTGGTTTTTATACACAATAAAGTAAATGCATCCATTCATAAAGACGAGCTTACCATGACGGAAGCGCTCAACGCGTACTACCTGCACTATGTTCCCAAAAAAATAGTGATTATGGATGAACTGAAATATCGACAAAAATTTATTTATTTTTCCATTTTAGTGGCGGGGTTGTATGGCGCTTATGTTTTACATAATAAGTAATAAAATATAGATATGGTATAGTAAAGAGGCAAAAGGAAAATAAAATAAATAAAATAAAAGAAAAGAAAAGAAAGGAAAATGAAAACCGAGTACATTATATTTGTTGTTACTGCTTTTTTAATTGCAAACACGTACTATGACGGTAAATTTCTGAAAAGTTTACAATCGTCCCAAAAGTACATAAAAATGGCCACGTTTGCATTTGTTGGGTTGTCGATTTACTTGTTTTCAAAAAAAAACCCGGACCAATCGCGCACAATGTTCATGCACGCCAATGACATTATAAAATATATGCCGGTAAGCAAAGACACGGCCGATGTTTTAAGCCCGTTTCTGGACTTTACAAACAAAACATCGATATTTCAAAATTCAAATTATTCGAATATAAACGGGGGTGCTGGTGGTGGTGGTGGCGTTGCCGTGGCCGGCGGTGGTGGTGGCGGTAAAGCCGGCCTCCTTAATCAAAAACAGAATAAAATATTAACATCGGGTAAAACTTCAACAAAACGGTGCGTAAGCGAAACCAAGAAAAAATTTGTGGCTGCTCAACAAGGTTGGAAATGCGGCCATTGCAATCGTCAACTTCCGGCTTGGTACGAGGTTGACCATATTATGCGATTGGAACATGGCGGAACAAACCATATTGATAATCTGGTCGCGCTTTGCAGAGATTGTCATGGAAAGAAAACAGCAATTGAAAATTTGTGAGGGACTGACGGAGTTCAGAATATTTCAATGTTTCAATATTTTTATTTTTGTTTATTTTTTTTATTTAAAATTGAGTAAAAAAAGTATAAAGTATAAAGAAAGATAAACATATAATTAAAAGACGTCATGAACGTTAAAATCGACTACGCCAGTATAAATGATGAAGACGAGCCATTGAAGTTGCGTCCAAAACGTGATGATATGGATGATGAAGAAGATGACGATACAAGTGATACAGACAGTGACAGTGAAGCATCGGACAACAATGATGACGACCCCGACGTTAACGATACCGACGACGCCGGTACCAGTGATGACGAAAGTACTAAAGCTGAAGATGATGATGATGATGATGATAATAATGATGGTAAACATCCGAACGATGACGGTGATGTCGATGATAATCGGGATGACGATGACAATCGGGACGATGACGATAATGATAATAATAACCCGAACAATGATGATGATGACGATGACGATGACGATGATAGGTTGGTCGACGCAGAAGATGATGATGGCGACAATGACGATGCAGAAGAGTCGCGTTATCGTAAAATAAACCAGGATTTTCGTAGAAACTATATTACGGAAACACATCCTGAGGCGAGCACGCATACGGAAGACGAAATACACGCTCTGGCCAAAGTGGTTCGCAACAAAATAGGAACCATTGTTGACCCGTTGCACAGAACGGTGCCCATTCTTACCAAGTACGAAAAAACCAGAATTTTAGGGATTCGTACAAAACAACTGAACAATGGTGCAGAACCGTTCATTTCTTCAAAAATTAACATCACGTCTGAAAAAATAGTTGACGGATATCCAATCGCGCTCAAAGAGCTGGAAGAAAAGAAGTTGCCATTTATTATTCGCCGTCCTCTGCCTGGAGGCGGTATGGAGTACTGGTACTTGCAAGATTTGGAAGTATTATGATAAAATGAAATAAAAATGGTAAAAATGAAATAAAAATGATAAAAATTAAATAAAAATTAAAAACTGTAATAACATAAAAATCGAAATGTTACAACAAAAAAAACAAGAAATAGAATGCTTTGATAAACATGATATTCAGCCAATCGACATGGTAGATTTTTTTTTGAAGAACAAACACCAACACAGTGACATGCCGTTTTATGTGATAAACCTTACAAGCGTGGTTCAGCAATACCATAACTGGAAAAAACATTTGCCGCGAGTTACACCATATTATGCCGTCAAATGTAATCCTGACCCACTGATTTTGGAAACGCTTTTAAACATGGGATGTTGTTTTGATTGTGCAAGTAAGAATGAAATCAGTCAAGTTATTGAAATTGGAGCATCCCCCGATAAAATTATTTTTGCAAATCCCGTCAAGTCAGCGACCCACATTAAATATGCCAGAAGTGCTGCAGTGGACTTTATGACGTTTGACGACGTCAATGAGCTTTATAAAATAAAGCTGCATCATCCTGCTGCAAAACTGCTGCTTCGAATCAAAATTGACGACAGTAAAAGTTTGTGTCGGTTCAGCAGCAAATTTGGTGCCGGTACGAGTGCAAGTGACCTGACTCCAATATTCAACACCGCAGAAGCATGCATGCTCAACCTGGTAGGGGTGAGTTTTCATGTTGGGAGCAATTGTTTTGGAGTGGAGAGCTACGCGGACGCAATAAAAAGTGCCGCGTCAGTGTTTCAACATGCGGAAAAACATGGATTTTCATTTACAGTACTGGACATTGGAGGAGGATTTCCAGGCATCCAAACTTCAAGTGAATCCATAGCCATAGCCACATTTGAAGACATTTCAACCACGATAAACGCTGCAATTGATGAACACTTTCACGCGGACAAGTACCCAAATTTGCAAATTATTGCAGAACCCGGGCGATATATGGTATCATCCAGTCACACACTCGTATCAAATGTGATTGGAAAAAAAGAAGTGGGGTCGGTATTCAAATACTATATAAACGACGGAGTGTATAGTTCTTATAACTGCATTCATTACGACCACGTACTTCCAAAAATACGGTCGTTAAAAACTATAAAAGTGGTAAACACGATAAAAGAAAAAGATACAACCGGCAAGGAGGTTGCACTGTTCAAGTCGACGGTGTTTGGGCCCACATGTGACAGCATGGATACAATTGACACGAACTGCATGTTGCCTGAACTCAACCCGGGAGACTGGGTGTACAGCGAAGACATGGGCGCGTACACCATAAGTGCTGCAACTGCCGGATTCAACGGGTTTTTACCAGCCCAAAAGTATTACTGCACCCACCCGACGTGTGAATGTTAGACTACCCAGCTACCGACCCGACCACACTTTGACAATTGGCATATTCGTTTCACTTGAAAGGTACTCCTTTGAATTGTAGCAGGCTCGATGAAGTTCAGGTATAACGTGTTTAAACTGTATTCCCCATGGGCAGTAATTATGTATGCTTCCCAGATAGGAGGTTCCTTTTTGATAACCCAATTTATGTAAGTTGGACAAATCAGTGAGCTGAGTCTGGTTCTGTTTCTGGTTCCAAGATGCGTGTATCATCGTGCATCCAATGAGTCTCTCGAATGACATTCGGTTTCGCCGGGTTTGGATATGGCCCAAAAGGACGGGCATATTATAAGTTCGGCTTACATTCAAGAGAAAGGTATACGATATAAATAACATTGCGCCAAAACATCCACTCCAGTGCAGTGTATTTCTGTAAACTGAGTTCAATATGTCTTCTCCACCATTTAAAAGAGAGATTAACTGTATTTCATCATTTTTATCATCGTACATGTAGCTATCGAAATGCCATAAAAATAAAAACCCTTGGTCTGCAAGAATATCAAAGACGGTACTCAAGTTGTTAAATGGGCGCATTATAAAAACCGAATCGTGTATAATGAGCGCGTTCTCGAACCACTCGTTGTTCGACATGGAATAATAATAGTACGGTAAAAGCTCGCCCCTTTTTTTGTAAATGCTGTAAATGAATATACACTTTTGTGTTTGAAGGATGGCTTCCTCTTTTTTGAGCGCCGGTGTTAAAAACTCGGGAGCGCTGTTGTCATCAATCACCACGATTGGAAGTTCAGGGTAATGGACACGAACCGCGTCTATGCAGAACTTCCAGTACATTGCAGACTCAGTGGATGACATGTGACGCGTTATAATGATTCCGAACTTTTCAGCAGACATGAGATATTTGATGTTTGATGAATATAATTATTTGTTTTTTTAATATTTATTTTTATTTATGTGTATTATATTTTAATCCAAGGCTGAGTCGGTCTATCTTTCACGTATGAAAACAGTTCACTCCACTGCGGATGATTCATAAAAAACTCGTTTTTATGAAACGCTTTTCCGCACGAAGTTCCGAACCGAAACAGAATCGATAATTTAGACGCGGTTGTTGCATCCACCACTGCGGCATCCACGCTTCCGTTTGGCATGAACGGTTTTTCAGATGACGACGGCGACTCTTTCGCGTCATCCAGTTCGCAGTGTTTGCAAATGCTGCGAGCGGATGGATGCACTTTTTTCAAGTACACATCATAATGGTCTGCTAGTATTTTGGAACTGGTTACCATGTTCAACTTACCGCGCTGGGACTGCAGCACTTCCGTCAACCGGGCGTGTCTTCCCCAATTCGATGTTCGAATGTCGCCGTGTTCGTTGGCCGACTCGGGACCGCACTCCAAGTTACGAATGCGCGGGTCGTATGCAGCGTTTACGCCAATGTAGACACCGTCTTTTGTGCGTCGTAGGTTGTGATAGTTCAGTCCCAGCTCGAGCGCCACAATTTCTTTCGTTTTAATACTCCCAAACAACCAGGCACACGCATAGTCTCCCGAATTATTGGCTACCAGAATGTTAATGTAGTCGTCCAACGTGTCCCCGTACTGCATGCACCGGCGGATGCGACAGTATATGGGGTCTCGGTGCTCGTAAGCGTTGAACCCCTTGATAGTGGTTTCTGTGCCAACAATTCCTGCGCCGGTGACAAAAAAATCGCTGCCGCTGAAAATGTATCCTGGGGCCATTTGCATGGTAAACGCGTACCCCGTTTTGGGATGAACCTCTGCAATAACGTTGTAGTACTGGGCTTCAATGTAGTCACCGTTGGTGTTGTGGGCACAAACAATGTTTCCGTCGGTGGTATACGACCCGGTTGCAATGAACGCAGTGCACCGTTCAGAAGTATTATTATTATTATTGGTATTATTGGTATTGGTATTGCGACTGTTGTGGTTGTTGTGCATAAAGTTACGATATTTTTTTTGAATGGTATAGGTCGATTTTTTCAGTACAGCCGGTAAATTTTTGTACAAGTAGTCCAAGCTGAGGGTGCTATTCAAAAACACAATATGATGAACTGGAACCCCGGAACCTTGTGCGATTCCTTTCATCTCGGCATAAATCTCCGGATACCGCCCTTTAACGACCGGTAAAAAAAAGTCACATGCCAATTTGATAAAAAATGTTACTGGGCGGCCGTACTTGTACGGGATGTAAAACTGATACATGGCCAACATTTCAGCGATTTCATTTTTTAAAAGGTTACCGTGCGCATAACCAATTTCGTGCGGGGTACCCACCAGTTTCAATTTAATGACTCCGCTAACATCGGCTCGTGTGGACCCAGTATCGAAATGTTTTTGTGTAAGCTTACGACTATAAAGCGTTTTGCGACTTTTGAGCGTTTTGCGAAGTTTATTTGATTTTTGCCTTGTTTTTGTCGTTCGCGTTTTTGAAAAACGGGTCATTTTATAATACAATAATCAAATATTAAAAATTAAAACAAGTTAAAGTAAAATAAATTATATTCAAGTAGTACTTATAGTCATGACGTCAGAACCAAACCAAGAACCAAAGTACAAGGTGTTATGTTCAAAAGACCAAGTGATATTGAAATACAAACGGTATTCGCCCGGAACCCAAAATGTAAAAAATACATTTTTGATTGATTTTGAAATGTACAACCCCAATGAGACGGTAAGTATGGAGCGGTTTTGTAATTTTAACATTTTTAAGCTGATATTTGAAGTAAACCGAGCCGATGCGATTGAAGCGTTAACACTAGATGAAAACGAGTCAAACCCTAATCAGGCAAACATGATAATGCTGTTTAAACGAAAAGGGGAAGACTTTGGAATGAAACAGCGATACATGTCGTTACAAATAAAGCTTACAAGGTCCGGAGAAAATTACGTGTTTGAAGGAGAGACTGCACCGCCTTGCAACTCAAGTTATCAGCGGAATTCCAGCTCACTTGAACAAATCAAGGATGCATCCGCCGTGTTTTGCATGTCATTGCTGTCGCCCGATAAAGTACGGGTTCAGTTCATGTTAAGTTTACCCGTTCCAACTGTTGAACAGCCCTCCTATATTGAACATAATTTAGGAATTATCATGAAAAAAGTGCTATCGAGAACAAAAACATTTATTGAAGCCATGAAATGAGGTAAAATGCGACAATAATTATCTATTTGATTTTTAAAAATATAAAAAACATAAATAAATAATTAGATACAAAGCTATATCGTTATTTAATTTAATTTAATTTAATTTAAAACATGAACTGGTTTACGTCGGTACTATCTGGTATATACTTTGTTTTATACACTGGATGCGTTATTTCATTCGAATATGTCAAGTACAAGGTGAAGACAATTGCAACCACAACGACAAGTACAAAACCATTCAATGCCATGGTAAAAAACATTGCAACAAGGTTGTCCAAAAAAAATATTTATTACACAAAAATGTTTCAAGCACTTGCATACAGTTCAGAAATATACGACGAGGATTTGGCGGCATTTTTTATTCAGTATACCGACACGGTTCAATATGAAAAGAATGAACTTAACAGCGAAAAATTGGACAAGTTAATAACGTTTGCTGAAAAAAAAGGATACACTCTTACCATTCAAAAACGAAACCAAAATAATACTGAAACAAATACTGACTACGTACCGGATAAAACTGGGTCGGTATCTCTCATTTTTTATGGTACACTTACAACTCACGATAACAACAATAACAACGAGACGCTTCCGATTGTTGTAAAGTGTTTACGGTCAAACATGCTTGAAAGAATTAAGTGGGCTATCAATGATTTCAGCTACTTGATTGGAATACTGCATCTGTTTCCACGATTCAAGCATTTGTATCTGCATGACATTCTGAACGAACAAAAAAAAATGATGTTGAGTCAGGTAAACTTTCACACCGAAGTGGAAAACATATCGAAAATGTACCACAATTTTCAAAAAACAAATACGCGAATTATTAAAATCCCGATGGTGTTCAAAGAGTTTACGGACGAGTTTGATACCGTGATTGTGATGGAACGAATTATTGGTAAAAAACTGGAGGAGTTGTCCAATGATGTAAAGGATGAATATTGCACTATACTTGCAAAAGGACTCATAAAAACTGTGTTCCTGGACGGATTTTACCACTGCGATATGCATCCTGGAAATGTTTTGTTTATAGAAAATGAAGAAAAACAAAATTCAGACCAAAATTCAGACCAAAATTCAAATCCAAGATTTCAAGTCGGTATACTGGATTTTGGAATCATGAGTGGTATAACCACACACGAGCAAAACATATCATTCGACTTGTTCAAGCAGGTGCTAAAAAGAAACCCTAATGAATTGGCTCGAATTTTTATTGAGGAGTACATTGAGCCGTGCACTTCTATCAATTCAGTTGTTTCAGTTGTTTGTATTGATAATGACACTAAAAGTAAAATATATGAATCCCTTTCATCAATATTTAATGAAATTTTGAAAGATAAGACGTTAACATGTTTCACTGCGAAAGATATGTGTTTACTCAATTACACGCTTTTGAAATACAACATGAAAATATCAAAAGCACTTACCAATTTTGAAATAAGTTTGTCGGTATGCGACAATTTATGTAAACAAATTGCGTTCAAACGCAGTTACATGGACCACCTGAAAGACATCGTAGAGGACATGTTCGAATGACGAATGACGCATGAACGAAATTTAAACAAACGGCGGTTTGGACAGGTCGTCGAAAGTCCATGCCTTTTTTTTCTCCCCGTTGTAAGGTCGAGCCCATCCGCCGCTAATAAGTATATCGGACACGCTTTCACCGGTTGGTAGAAACAGTTCGCCCAATACTCTGCCACCGTACTTGTCCCAGTCTTTAATACGCACTTTGGCAATGTTGCTGGAAAAGAGGGATTTCATATAATCTCTCACTTTTACTGCGGCCAAATGTTCTTGCGGTAGCCGGCCTTCACCATGTTTTATTTCGGGCGTGTCTATTCCGAGAATTCTCAGCGAAAATCTTACGGGCGTGTCAGATAACAGAACAATAATTTTTACCGTGTCTCCATCATAGACGTCTTCAATTCTGGCCAATGCGAACTGATTTTGAAGGGGAACTTTGGGAACTGTTTTAAGGTCAATGGCTTGAAGCCGTTGCTCAAGAGTTTCAACTGGTAACTCTGGTTTTGGTAAACACGCGCCCATGTCTGTATTTGCTTCAGTATTCATGCTTTCAAAAAGTAAATCTCAATTTTATTTACTTTTTACTTTTACTTTTACTTTTACTTTTACTTTTACTTTTACTTTTTATTTTCATTTTCATTTTCATTTTCATTTTTATTTTTATTTTTATTTTTATTTTTATTATTAAAAATCAATATAAAAGAAAAATAGTTATGTATCGTATAAACCAGTAAAAAGTATTTTTTTGGGTTTGGGTTTGGATTTGGACACGCACGCATACTCAAGTACAATGAAGCGCAGTGAAAAACAACGAGACGCAAACACGACCACGACCACGACCACAATCACCACCACCACCCCAATCATGGAGGACACTGCGAGTAACTTTCATTCGCTGTCTGGGAGTTGGACGCTTTGGTCGCATTTACCGCATGATACAGATTGGACGTTAAGCAGTTATACGAAGATTTGCCAGTTTAACACTGTAGAAGGAGCGGTCGCAATTACTGAAATGCTGCCTCCCAAACTCATTACAAACTGCATGCTTTTTTTGATGCGTACTGGTATATCGCCAATTTGGGAAGATGCGCGAAACCGAACCGGCGGGTGTTTTTCGTACAAGATAGCAAATGCAGATGTCCCTTTCAGCTGGAAACAGTTAACGTATTCCATTGTTGGTGAGACAATATCCAACACGCAAGCGATACTGCCGCACGTGAATGGAATTACCATTTCTCCCAAAAAAAACTTTTGTATTGTAAAAATATGGCTGGCCACGTGTGATTTTCAAAGCGCCGCCGTTATACGCGAACTGGTTGGAATCACGCCGCACGGATGTTTATTCAAACGACACGTGCCTGAATATTAGAGTAAAAAAATAAAAAAGGTAAAAAATACAAAATACAAAATACAAAATACAAAATACAAAATAAAAAATGAAAAATAAAAAAGTGTTAGTCTGACACACACCACACACACCTACACAATTACTTACCATCCTTCTTTTTTGTATTTTTCAGCAACAACACTGCACTGCTGGCATTTTGGTGTTGAATTCGAAACAAGTTCACGAATGGCTGCGGAAGCAATACATTCTTTTTCCATTCCCTGGTACCTTCTAAGCCCATAGGAGTGCTCATCGCCATTCAAAGTGCCAATCCAAAGTGTTGGTGCAGCCACCAGACACAGTCCGCATGCTCGACATTTGTAGTTTATATTCTTCAATAAAATGTTGATACTGCGAGCGACTCCATCAACCGACTCAGCGGTAAAAGTCCAGTAATCGCTTGCGTTTGATTCCATTGAAGTCGTCATTGGTATTGGTATTGGTTCTACAATCCATATCTACAATGCATATACGCAAAAACATTTCAATTTTTTTTTAGTTTATAAAAAATTGAATTACGATTGAAACGCTGTTTAGCTGTTTAGTTGGAGTAAGCCAAACCACCCATACCGCTCATGATACGAAGAACGTTGTAGTTGGTGGCAAACACGCGGACCTTGGCAGTGCTGGTACCCTCGACGGTGGCATTGGACAACACGAGCTGAAGAGTAGCGTTGTCAATACGAGAGAAGTTGCAAGAGCCAGATGGCTGGTGCTCCTCGGGGCGAAGGGCAAAGGAGTACAGGTTGACACCGGTGTCTGGGTTGCGGGTGTGGTGCTGCCATGGCTGAACGAGGTCGAAGTAGGTGCCCTCGCGCTCAGAGAAGCGGTCCTGGCCGTTAAGCTGCAACTTGGCAGTAACGACGGGGTTCTCACCCCAGCAGTGCATGTCAAGAGCGGTCTCGGCAAGCACGAAGGTGCCGGCATCAGAGAGAGCAGACTCGACATCACCAGCCACAGCACCAAGGTTGCCCATGTAAGTAGCGGAATTGGTAGCCCAGTAATGGTTAGCGTTAGGGGCAGTGACGTCGATGGCGCCAGCCTGATCGAAGAGGCCGTCGGCACCGATGAAGCCGGTAGCGCCAGAAACGGACTTGGGGCCGCCGAACGCGTGGATAGCATTGGGAAGAGCGTCAAGAGCGTCAGTGTAGTTGAAGGGCTGAGCACCGAGGAGCTTGAACAAAACGTTGCCAGCATCGAGGGATGAGCAGTAGTCAACGTTGGCGTCACGCTGGACAACCCAGATAAGCTCCTTAACGGGGTGGTTGAAGTTGAGCTTAATCTTGTTGGAGGAGGAACCGACGGACTCATCACCAGTGAACTGGAGCTGTTCGATGAGGTACTCGTGGGGGTTCTGGGCCATGCGCCTGCGCTCGTCGGTGTCCAAGAACACGTAGTCGACGTAGAGGGAGGCAGCAACCAGGGACTGGTTGTAAGCGGCGTTGAGCTTCTGGTTGCCGATGGTGGCAGTGATAGAGACAACAGCCCACAAGCACTCGTCGATGGGGCGAATGTCGAGGTTAATCTTGACCTCGTGGTACTGGAGGGCAATGAGGGGGAGGGCCAGACCGGGGTTGCGGCAGAACCAGAACTGGAAGGGGATGTAGAGGGTGGTCTCGGGGAGAGCGTTACGAGGAGCGCAAACCTGGCGAGGAGCGTTGGAGTCGCAAGGGCCGTCAACGTCAGCAAAAGCAGGGTCAGTGATGTAAGTCAACTGAGTGGTGTTGCCAATCATCTTGTAGTAGCCGCGCTGCTGCTCGGTGGACATGGTGAGCTGGCACCAGATGTGCATCCAGTCACCGTACTGGCGGTCAATGCGCTGACCACCGATTTCAACCTCAACCTGAGAAATCAGCTGCTCACCGGGGAAGTCGAGCCAGCGGGCATACACGCCAGCAGCGATGCCCTTGAGGCCCTGACCGATTTCAGGGAGAGTAACCTGAAGGTAAGTGCGGTAAGCCAAGTCACCGTTGCGGCTGATAGTGCAGGTAACACGCCTGCCGAAGTCAGCCTGGCCGTTGAAAGTCTGTTCGATAGACTCCATGGCAAAGTTGGTGTGTCTCTTGTAAGAAACCTTCCAGAAGGTAATCTGGGGATTACCGGTAAGGTAAACGTCTTGTGCGCCATAGGCGACGAGTTGCATTAAGCCTCCTCCCATTGTAGTAGATTGTGTGTGGTGTTTGAAGTTTGTAGTTTATAGTATGTCTAAAGAAAAAAATTTTTAGAAAAAACGAATAATTCATTTTTTTATAAAAATGTGTTTTTTTTTTGGATTTTTTAAAGATGGTTGGGATTTTTTGATTTGGAATTTTTGGATTTTGGATTTTTGAGGTTTGGCGTTTGGGAACGGGTTCCTAAAGTCCTAAAGTATTTATAGATGACAAAATGAAGAAATGAAGAAATGAAGAAATGAAGAATTGAAATTAAAATGCCGGGTCGGCAACAAAAACGGGAGTGGAACTATTTCCTAAAGCACCGTTATTGTCGGATTTAGAACTTTTAATGGCGCTCTGGTTAAACTGTTTCAAAGTGTAGAGTCCAACGACGGCTGCTGCGTAGACGGACAGTACATTTTGAATCATTACCTTGAGTGGGAGGCTTTCTCCTGAAATGAATCTCATTTCAATAAACCTTAATATAAAATATACAATTGAAATCGCAGCACTTTCGATGAACATGGTTAAAAAGTTAGTAATAGTAAATAGTAAATATAGTAAATAGTAAATAATACTATAATAAATCTTAAAAACGTCGTAATTTTACGCAATTTACGCAATTTCACATTCCAAACTGGGTAAAGTCTGCAAGTACGGGGCGTGGAACGGACATTGACCCGTTGGCACTCACCGAATAATTTGGAACTTTCTTGCATTCAAATGACGGTTCCGGGCATCTGGCACATGCCGGGCATGGCGGGCACTTTTTATTTTTAGAGCTACCCGACCCGTTGAATGCCGCGCCCAGGCCGTTACTCAACCCGCTGGAGCCATCTTGGTCAAAAACCCCACTATCTGCGCCACCACTATCTCCGCCATGACCCTCTTCGCTTTCACCATCAGGATACTCCGAATTTTTTTGGTTGAATCCAGGATTAACGGGACATGATGGAGGCACCACCTGAGATTTCAGAACGTACAAATGCTCCTGACCGGGAGGAATCTGGTCCTTTGTAATTCCTTTTGAAGAATCTGACTTATTTTCTAAGCCTTCCAAAGAAGGAAACATGAACGGCTCGAGAGTACCCACATTGGACGGTAAAATGGCGTCAAACAGGGATGTAAACGGTTCGGAACTATCTTCGCCGGAAGGGGAAGGGTCTGATTGGGGAGGGGCAGGAGGTGTCGGTTCTAACGGCAACTCGGAAACGTCGCTTTGGTCGCCACCAGTGTGCTGGTTCATAGAGGATGACTTAGACATGGATTCATTTCCTTCTTTTGTTCCGCCGGCGCCCAGCATTTTTCCTAAAAGACTTCCTAGAAGTAAGGACAAAAATAAAATTCCAAATAAATGTATACCGTTCAACTTCATGTTCGTAAAAAAAATGACTTTATTGGTTAATTTAATAGTATACTATATAATATTTTATGAATAAAAATTTATTGGTTTATTCATAATTTCATAAATCATAAAATTGATGAAACAAGTGGGTACTGGGGTGGTATTGTTATCATCAGTGAAAAAGAAAAAGATGGAAGACGCGACGAACCCATCATTTCCGAGCATATGCATTCCATTTTCAAAAATGCATTATGGTGCACAAAACGAACATGAAGTTACAGAAGCGTTTGTAAAACAGTGTTTCAAACGGTACGGAGACATTTCTCGTGTTATCATGAAACGGCACACGGTAGCCGGGTCATGTCTAGGAGAGTCATATTACAGCATTGCAATTCATTTTCATAGCTGGGATATTGAAAACAAGGAAGCCAAATACGTTCGGTCGGTTCTAATGTTGCCGGACGAGTACTCTAATGTGAAACTCGTGTACCATGGGCCATGGTACTGGAAATTCTTTGCATATAAGCCACGGTACATAAAGTTATAAAGTGCACTTATTTAAGATTTGTATAGCGAAGTAACGGGTTTTTGTAGCGAGGAACTGGTCGAACAAATGCAAACTGTGTGCGAGCAGCCGCTGGTTGAATATACTTTCTGACAAATTCATCCACTGAATTATACGTTTCCACTCGTTGACGCAACGAGTTGAAGTAGTACACTTTAGGGTCGTCGTGATTCTTTAGTACCGCAGTCCAGTGGCCTCCACGCGGCGAGCCGTTCTCGTTCACCAACATCTTCCACTCGGAAGCGGCGCCAGATGATAACGACAAAACCATACCAGTCACAACGTCTTTATCAGCTGACGGATTATCATCCATTTCATGGTTTACAAGTGAAAGCGCGGCCATAAGCAATGGAAGACTGTGATTTTCGTAATCCAAGCACACGAACTCGTCTTCAATTCCTGGCATGTGCTTCACCATCTTGCGCATTGTCAAACACAGCTGATGCAAATTAATGGGTTCCGGTGGCGGAACCGTCAAATCAAGGTCTCCTTCAACTGCATCATCATCTGTTGAAAACGTAAAGGCTTCGCGTTGGACCAAGTGATTGAGCACATGTCGCCCACACGATGCGACTTCATCTTGGTGTTCAAAGTAAAGTCCTTTGCCACTTGTTTTTCCAGGAACTTTACCAGATGCGGGTTGGTCACTTTTTTTTTGTATCGGGCGTTGTTCATTTTGTTCTTTTGGTTTACCCGTTTCAAATGTCGGCCTACGTGTATCCGTGTATTCGTTGACACTATCTGCGTGCAGCAGTTCACCAATTACGGAAACGTGTGTGTCGTTCAGTTCAAACCGGCGACCAACCACACGTACGCGTATGACAGAGTCCGGTTTAACCGCGTTGAAATAACTGCTAACCGACTCTGAAGCGTGGTGTTCGCGTAACACGTAAACAACAACCGGATTTACAACTGACGCGTGGTTAATTCCGGCAAGAATGCCCGCGCCGGTGACTGATTTGACACGACACACTAGGACTGCCCCTTCGCACGGTAGAAACACAGAACACTTATAAGCAACGTCAAACACCACATTCGGACCCTGCAGAATCCCGCTAGAATGCGACAACACTTTACACGTGTTTGGATGGACAAACCCTTCTACCGTGCACTTATTCTCAATGTGGCTAGAAACGTGCTTTCGAATCATTTCAGTTACTTTTCCCTCTGCCGCATGTTTTGTAACTTCGTTGTACGGTATGGTTATTTTTCGGGTTGCCATACAGTCCGAGTAACAATTTGATTCTGACTCTGACGTCATTGTTTTTGCCACCGCTGCTGATGCTAATGCCATTGCTTACTGTGCTTACTATTATAATAACCTTATATTTTTATATCAGTTTTGTTGTTAAACAACCTTCAATTTTAATTTTTAATTTTTTTATTTTGAAAAAAAAATGAAAAAATGAGTAAATAAAATAAAGTAAATTAAATCACGGTGTTCATAAACTGAACAATGGCTTCCTCTTCGGGTTTCGCATCAAACTCGATAACTTCGCCGTCTTTCACCATTTTAATAGTGGGGTACCCTTCAATGTTGAATTTCTCTGCAAGAGCGGGCTCGGCATCGCAGTCGACAACCCTGAAAATAACTCGGTGCCCGTTCACCGACGTGTCATGGTATTTGTTCTTTACACTGTTGAAAATGGGAATGGCGCGCTTGCAATGCGGGCACCAGTCGGCTTTGAACAAGTAAATTTCTGCAGTGGGCATCTTACTTAAATCCTGCGTTTCGGTTCCATCTTCATTTTTGGTTTTTGAAGAACCTTGTTTCACGTTCAAATTAAAATCTGAAAAAAGGGGTCCGACATATGTAGTATACGCCCAGTACGAAACCCCGAGAAAAATAATGGCAACTACTGCATACATGATGAATTTCCCGTTTCCAGAATCAGACGATGACGCGCTTGCGCCAGCGCCAGCCGACAATCCGCCGCCGACCATACTCGAAAATGCTTGTTTCAAATCGTTCAACATTGGGTTGTTTACTTAATTGTTTACTTGGTTACTTGTTTACTATATAGTATATGTTGTATCCAATAATATATTGTATTTAACTTATTATTTATTTTATTGGTTTGGTTTTATAAATTCTACAAATAAACTTTGCTAAATGTATTTCAAATGTATTTCATCGAAAACGTGTTCCAGTTAAAGTTATTGGCCCACTTTACGCGGTTATCAATATTGCTAAAGTCTTCACGTTGAATAAAGTACTGGTCCACCGCCAGCCAACACTTTTTAATTTTGTTAAAGTGTCCAGAATACATGTCGTCAATTGCCAGCGTTTTTCTCAATTCCGGTTTATACACGTTGGAGCTCCCAGGTTTGACTTCAATCGCTACCGGAGCTTTGCCTTGGCGTAAGTAGTCATTGTAATAATAATTCAAAATCTCATCATACATGGACTTCTTAACAATGTAAGCGTGATTGCACCATATCATGCCTCGAATCCAGTCCCCTGTCTGACCTTCAATGGTGTGGGTCAAAATGCCTCCAAAGTAGAGCATGTCCCATTCATCAGGCAGCTTTCTTCTGGAAAAATTACAAAAACTGTCTTGAATCACCACATCGTCTTCAAGAATCATAATGGCATCGTAGTTGTGTTCTTTGGCGTGGTGAATAGCGTTAATGTGCGCCTCCAAACAGCCAATCACAGGAACCGGATTCAGTTTGTTCTGCAAAAAGGTGAATGCCAGCCCCTTTGATAAAAGTTCTTTACTTATTTCAGCATGCCTATCCGTGCGCTCCTCGGTTGTAATCACCACCACTTCATTCACAACACGCATTAACTCTATAACGGGAGACGAAAATTTTAGCATCTCTTCCGTAAGAGACGCGTGTTCATATTGCTTGTCAATGCAGACGTCTGCGTCTGGAATGTAGTCAAAAAAGGTGTTTTTCTTCACAACGTCAAACAGTATGGTTTCGAACAAGTGCACGCCATAATTGTTGTGTTTGAAATAAAACTTGCGCGAGCCGTCAAACACGTCGCGTTCCGTCCACGAAATTGGAAAAAAGTTGTCACACTTTAAAACTTCTATTCTAAATTTTGATGTATAGTACGGATTTTTTTCAAGCAGCAGCCGGTTACTCTCGCGAATGTGATACGCCCATACGCCCATACGCAACCCGGTTTTAAAATTGTCAAGCCATATTTTAATAAACTCGTTTTGAGGTTTGGCGGCAATGAACGCGTTAATAAGTCCTGGACCGTCCCCTTCCTTTGAAAGATACAAGCTTTTGTTGGTGTCGAACACTTCGTCAAAATTTTTCACAATCAGCATGTCCAAGTCCAGGTAAACGCCACCGTGCTTGTACAATACCTCCATGCGAACCACGTCGGCCTTGTACTGAAAATGAGCAAGCTCAAACCCGTCAAAGTGTGTTGGGACGTCAATGTGCTCAATCCGGACACGCGGGTGCGTCTTCAGCTTGTCCCAGTACGGGTTTCCCACCGGTTCCGTACTGTTGTAAATGACAACCTTGTAGTCCAACATGTGAAACAGCATGGACCGCACGCACCGGTCATGAAAATTATGAAACTCCGTCTCACCGAAGTAGAGCAAATGAATGATTTTTGGAATGCGTTCGCGCTCTTGCGTAGACGCCTTGTACAAATTGGGCAAGTTGCAGTTTGTAAAAAACTTCAAATCGTCTGCCGCATTCGGAATTCGCAACAGTGTTTCATAACACCGAATGGCTTCTTCCGGTTCAATATAAGCCAGCGCAAACCCCTTATAAAAAAAAGCAAGTTGAGTTTCTTTTTCTTCATGATTTTCAAAATAATCCAAGTACGTTTCAGAAGAAGCGGCCAGTTTTAAACTTTCACGACTATTGTAAAAATGGGTAAGCGTATTTAAAAGTGTAGTTCGGTTTTGATTTTTAAACAGCGGTTTGTATCGCTTATAATTAGATTCGGATTCCATTTTATCAATATTGTATTTTCCCCACGCGAGCCCGCGACCGTCGTTCGGTCTTAACTCAATGAACTCTTTTCGGTCAATTGGAACTATGTATCCGCACTCGCACAGCAGTGTCCAAGCATAATTCGGCGAATGGTTCCAGCGCTGAATATGCTTTTTATTGGTTAATACAATATCATCAATAATTACCAGCGTGTTTTTGTGCGCTAGCGACATGCAGTTGATAGTGTCCTGCAGCGGAACGTCCGCGTAATGTCCGCCGTCGATAAATATCACGTCAAAGGTTTCGTTTGGATGTTCCTTCGCATATTTTGGAATCATATCAAGACTATTGCCTTTTATAAGTGTGTGACGGTTTGGAAAAGTTGTATCTACAAATACTTTTGCTGTGTCCACATAGTAGTGTTCACCGAGGTCAAAGCTAATCATTGTACAGTCCGGCGCACTAGACGACATTAATGTAACACAACTGTGACCCGAATTGAAACCAATTTCGAGAATGCGTTTGGCTGCATAGGGCCGAACCAGTTCTGAAAAGAACTCGGCTTGTGTCCTGTCTTGTGCGGTGTATCCTTCATTTATGTAAAAACTTGACATGTGTTTATCCAGACTGTCTAATAAACTCAGCGTTGGTCCTTGTGACATTTTTAAGGTGTATGTATATGTTTTAAAAATAGAAACCTTTTAAATACTATTAGGTATACAAATTAAATATTTGAATGTAGTTCACTGGTTTTCCTTTTCAGTTTCTTTTTCTCTGTAGTTTGAAAATGCAATGAATCCAATGAATGCAATGACAACAAGCAGAGCCTTTCTATCTTCTGTAACAGTATTTTTCAAGTTACTGAAAAGTTGCAATAACTTGCTTACGATTCCTTTGAAAAAGTCCAAAAAAATGATAATAATGTTCATACTTTGTACTTGTATGTATATATATGTATATACTTTAACTTTATTTTAAAACCAGAAACCAGGTTTTAAAATATTTTGATACTAGTTTTCTAATAATTTTCTACAACAATTGGATTTGGATTACAGTTTTCACATCACTAATTCACTTACTGTTACTGCTTGAGTTTTTGAATTTCGTCTTGAAGTGCCTTCACTTGCTGTTTCAGTAGTTGAGTTTCACTTACCAACATTGCCACCATCGAGTTATAGTTCACGGATTGCAGTTCAGTTGCATCTTTTACTCCTGAAACCAGCTCTGGGTAAGCTTCTTGAAGGTCGTGTGCAATAAATCCATGCTCATTTCTTGAGGTCAGGGTGTTGAAATAAGTTACTGGCTGCATGGAATCGATTGAGAATCGAGCATTTGCAACATCAATTGGTTCCACATTTTGCTTGATTCTGTAGTCACTCACTACATTTATACTGGTGGTCTTAATACCGTTATTGCTGACATCCAGATTGTAACTTGCATCAGGGGTGCTTGTTCCGAAACCTACCGTACCTGCCGTGTAGTAAATGCTGTTTGAAGTGCCCTTTTCAAACACGCCCATTCCAGTGACTCCCACTGTCAGCCCTTTCACTCCTCCAACATTGCTTGTTGTGAGTCGTATATTGCTGCCTTCTATAAATGTAGCCGTATCCAAACCCGAAGCAACCAAGTCGGTTTGACCTGCGACTTTCCAAGTCTTGAAGGTAGATTCAATTGTAAGGCGGACATAGTTGTTGGAAGCATCGCCAGTAAGACCGTATCCCGTTGCTGTGTCGAGTTCAACTATCCTGACATTGTTGTATGAAACATCGCCGCCAACGCGATTCACGGTTTGGAAGGTGAGCAACGTTCCGGCTCCAGTTGGACCAACGGGACCCGTATTTCCAGTTCCGCCAATAGCACCATTTAGACCGGTCGGACCTGCTTGCCCGGCTGGACCTGCTTGCCCGGCTGGACCTGCTTGCCCGGCTGGACCTGCTTGCCCGGTTGGACCAGTCAGGCCAGTTGGACCCGTGCCTCCGGTTGGACCCGTGCATCCGGTTAGACCGGTCGGGCCAATTTGACCAGTTGCTCCCGTTGGAC